GACACTAATACCGTTCTGTGTTCCGGTAAGCATTCCACCGACAGTGTCCTGGACTGCTTCATCCCAGTTGTTCACCTGAGTGTTTGGGATCGAAATAGTATTTGCAACGGCAGAAGTAATACGGCCTTGCTGATCTACGACAAATGTTGTGGTAGCAGTCGCTGATCCATATGTACCAGGTGTTACGGCGGTATCATCGAGATCTACAGTCACAGTGTTGTTTGTAACAGTAGCTGTGATGCCAGTATCACCAGTAATCGTGAGCGTATCTGAAATAAGAGAGATACCATCCGTTCCAGAATTTCCGGCAATGTTGAGCACTGTAGCAATTGCAGCGGTGCCGGCTGCGGTTAGGCGGCCTTGCTGATCAACTGTGAATGTTGCGATAGAGGTAGTATTACCGTAAGATCCTGGAGTTACAGTGGTATCATCAAGATCGATATCAACTCTATTGTTAGTGACAGCAACAGTGATGCCAGTATTACCACTAAAATTCAGAGTATCGCTAAGCAAAGAAACCGAGTCAGAACCAGAATCGCCAGCGATTGCTAGATTTGTAGCAATTGAAACAGTGCTAGCGGCCGTTAGTCGACCTTGCTGATCAACTGTGAAAGTAGCAATCGACGTTGTATTGCCATATGATCCAGGTGTAACAGTCGTATCATCGAGGTCTATTGTGATTGAGTTATTTGATACTGTTGTTGTAATACCAGTATCACCAGTAAAGGTGATTACTTCATTCGTGAGAACTGAATCTGTAGTACCAACATCTGCAGCAATTTGAATTGCAACAGACCCACCTGCGAATCTATCGTCGACGTACTTTTTAGTAGCAGCGTCAGTATTTGCGGTTGGTGTCGCAAGATTAATGATTTTTGAATCATTAACGTTTATACTGCCGGTGCCATTTGGATCAAGTACAAGATCACGATTGGTAATTGTAGTGCTGATGCTATTGTCGTTGATTCGAATATCATCAATTTTTAAATCGTCGATCTTACCATCTGCATCAACAATAATCGCAGAGTTAGCAGTAAGAGTACCAGCAACGTGGTCAAGCATTGCAGTAAAGTATTTACCGCCGATAACTTCAATGTTCGCAGCAACTCCGCCGGTCTCAGTGCCGGTACCGATGTAGAGACGCTCTCCACCGTTTGATTGTGTACCGCCAAGGAACGAATACGCCATTTCCCCTTGCGCAAGAGCACCAGGTGATCCGGAAGAACCCGATCGTTTGATTCTGATGAGTGACATTAGAAGAATCCTCCGTTAATTTCTGTATTTGGATTCTCGATCACGGTCTGAGCTCTCCAAGTATGTGTCGATTCGTCGTAAGTGATAAGCGCGCCGTCTTGCAAATTGCCGACAACAACATCAGAGAGATCATCAAGTGTAATATTGCTTGTACTTACTTGGTAATTAGTAACTAGAATATTCTGCTGAGGTGTTACCTTAGCAGTGGTTGTGGTACCTTGTCTAACAACAGCTTTAATATTCATGTTAGATTCTCGTTATGCCAGGAGTTACAGTAACAATACCTTCTACGACACGAGTAATGGACCCGCCAGACGAAGTAATTTCGACGTCATACAGATATCTACCGGGTTCGATCGTTGATGTGGTAGTTGAAGTAAGTGATAGAAATATTTCACCACCTGTACTCGAGTGACTTGCTGTAAAGCTGACTGCAGTACTCGACGCATAATTCTTACGCATTTGCGCAGCGACGGTATAGCCGGTAAGGTTAAATACATCACCGGCTGCATCAGTCAGATCAATAGTAGCACTAAACGTTGTACCTTGGTCAACAACTAAATTCGCTTTAATAGCCATAGGTAATCTCCTTGAGTTCTATGGTTATTTATAAGATCTCCTTAAAGAGCATATTCTATGTCATTGAAGAACTCGATACGAGCTTGAATTGCTGATATCGCAGCTTGTTCTGCTTCATGGACTTTAATTGGATCATCGTCACAAAAATATTCAACTAGATGCTCTGACATCGGACCGTGTTCATCGCCATCTACTTCAATGTGCCGCTGTAGATAGTAATGAAACTTTGGCGCTTCGAGCCGACTAATATTCAGTTGAGAAAGAAGACGAGTAAACATATCGGGAATAATCGTTTCACGTCCGTAAGCAAATGCTGCAGCAGCGCAATGTGGACCTCTTCGAATAGCACCAAACGTATTTCTCATGAATTTTTCAGCCGGCTTTGATGCGAGATAATACGGAATACTACTCGCATTAATGTTTTGGAGAAACACGTTGATCGGTTTTATGTCTGCCCCGACTTCGAGCATTGATTGCAAGTACAGATCAAAATGGCTTACTGAGCCACCACCCGGAGCAATGTCTGTTTCTTCACACAAAACAATCTCATTTATCATTCTTGAAATATCGGATCGTGTTCCTCGAGTTGGAATCCACAAATTTGTAGTTGGTACAATTTCATGTTGTAGAGTTTTGAGTAGAGACATGAAGTCCCAAACTGCGAACACGTGATGTTCCATAAAGATTCGAAGATCCTCTTTGCTTTGAATATTGTTAGTCACAAGTAAAGAATGATTTTTGAGTAGGTTTGAATGTTCTTCAATTAGCGCTTTGTTGAGCTTCATTTCTTTTCCTTAATCCATTAATATATCTTCGCATATAATCTGTTGGTTCTGGTACATGTTTCATCACAACTGGTTGCCCAAAAAGCAATTGAAACGCGTGAAGTTGAATATTCCCCCACCAAACTTTTTCGAGAGCGCAATTAGAATAAAATACATGATCAGGAAACTTAATTGGACAAGAAGATCTGCACAAGCGTTTCACTGGGCACTTCATGCAATGATTCTTCTTGCGTAGGATGTCCATACCCTTAATTTCTACCTTTGTCACATCTTCAAGACGACCGGCAATAAAGCTTCCATCTGTATGCGGACACAAGCGAACATTACCTTGAATATCAACTTATAAAATGTCGTTTGAGTCTGCGCCACATCCAGACTTTGTAGTGATAGGTGTGGCTCTTTTCAGAAACTTTGCGTATTCAATAATGCCTTCTTCTGAATACACTACGTTATTCTTTAAGAATCTTTTTCGCTCGATGTCAAGCAAAGACTCTTGAGTGAACTGAAAAAGATGTGAAGCAAAATCTTTTAGTTTCTCTCCACGAAGAATATAATTTGACGAAGCTTCACCTGTATCGTGTACATCGTAATTCTTTGCAGGAATAAACGTGATCTTCATGTATTTCTGGTCAACATCATTCGATTTACAAAAGTCCATGAAGTAATCATTGATTGCATAGAGGTCATGATTCTCGTTACTTACAACTGTCGAGAATCCTAACCCTACGTTTGGGAGACCTATTAGCTGCTTGACAACGTCGACTTTCTTTGAATTCTTCAGTATGTCTTCTCCACGCAGTTTCTCTTGTCCAACTGCATCGTGTGAAAGACTAATGAGTACTCTTGCTTTTAACGATCGAAAGAAGTCAACGTGCTTTTGTACAAATGCTGACCCATTTGTTGAAATAAAGAATTCACGATCAGGCGAATCGAAGAAAGACATAATGGCAACCATATCTTTCCAATAAAGAAATGGTTCACCTCCCCAAAGTTCTACTCGATGAAGTCTTTCAAGATTGAGACTACGCTGGACGTTTGTTATAAACGTCTCTGTGTAAATAGACTGTGGTCTTTCGAGCGGATTTCCAATATCCTTTTGCATGCAATATGTGCAGTTATAGTTACATGCATGACCCAGCAGAATTCGAATAGCAATTGGATTGTTTACTTTACTTGTAACACCATGATTCTTTTCTTCTGCTTCATAATACGAAAGATTCCGCTCTGGAGGCAGGTTTAGTTGATCACCTAGAGTGTTAAATAACTTATTGTTATGTGAGTCATAATAGAAAGATGTGCCATCTTTCAGTTCATAGTATTGATAATCCATTATGCGAGTAGGTCATCCCATGCATGACTGTGTGATCGAAGTAGTTCAACCTTATTTCTCATATCAGTATAGTGATCTGCCGTAATAGTTCCGCCAGCAGAAAACGTTGTAGTAACATTTGTAAAACCTGACACCGTGGACACGGTGTCAGTCGTAGAAACAGTTCCGGGCGAAGCTAAGTTACCAAATTCTTTAATCTGGCTATAATCTGTAAGCGTATGAGTGTGAGCGCCAACTGCGTTAATGAAGTCTTTTAACATGGTGTAATGCGCAGCTTGCACCGTATTACCAGAAGCTACTTGCGCTAACAGTGGTGTTGTATAAGTTGTACGAAGAGATAGAGCTGGGCTTATCGATGTTGTACCTGCTACTGCCGGCATGTTTAAATCCTTATTTAAAACTTATTATAGGAGCCGGATCGCCTGATGGGAAGTATAAACCAACCTCTGTTCTTCGGTATCCTAGCTCTATAAGCTTGTGATAGTATTTCGAGTTTTCGCTTAACATCATCTTTGGTATAAAGTTGAATTCTCTATTCACTACAAATGTATCTACTGTATTTATATAGTAGTCTCTAAATTTTTGAGCAGTAGCGTCTAATGCTGGTTGTAGCTCTTGAAAGAAAGAGCTATATAATTTAAACTTTCCGTCGATCATATCATACATAAACGCTCTATGATCAAAGTCGCCGTCCATAGTGTGGAACGGTTCCCAATTTATGTCTGTTGCGTCATCAATACTATAGAAGAAACGATCACCATATAAGTGAAGTGATCCACGGTAGACCTGATATGTTCTATCATTATAACACAACACGTGGCTATTTTGATAATCAAACAGACCCTGTAGATCATGATCAGCATTGCCTAATTCGTTATCTTTAACACTTCTCTTTCTATAATCGTTATGAAGAGACGTTACAATACCTTTATCGTTTATCCATTCAACGAGCTCTTTTGCGTGATATGGTAATTCTGTTTCTGTGGTTTTGATTACCTTGACTTTATGCAAATCGTATTTGTGAATATAATCTTGCAGTATCTCAATGATCTTGTTGTAGTTTTTCTTTGAGTTTACTTTGTTCATAAACTCTTCACTCAACGCAACTTCAGATAATCCTTTCATGTTAAGTTCCATGAGAGTTTTATGTTGCTTTATGAGAGCATTATCAGTCATACCATATTCGAACGTAGAAGCATGTTCTTTATACCAGGAATAGACGTACGGATAGTTTTCTTTGAGGTACAATAAATCGTCGACGACTCTGATAACATAGAAGTAACTGAAAATCTCGTACCAACGCTTTTCTTCTTCAGCTGTTATCTTAACTGGCACAGCGCTTGCATAATATGGTAGGTGCTGATTTAGCTTTTGTTTAATATAGCAGACCTGACAATTTGCTCCACAATAATATTTGTTAGTGGGACTAAATGTAATATCATGATCTAAAGGTGCTAATGCATCTTCAGTTATGAAGTATGCGCTATTATCTTTGAATTTTCTAAATTCTTCACCGGTGTAACTACTCATATCCAATCCAATGCAATAACGTTGGTTGCTGTTTTAATTTATGTAAATGTCTAACCATCAGGCTAATCGTTTTGTAGAAGTCAACACACTTGCCTCTAGGTTCTTCTTCAAACATGTGATACAAATACTTTAACCCGCAAGCATCTCTCAAGTCACAAGTTTGGCATCCAGGCAGTATAAAGTCTTCTTCACTTTTTACGCGGTCGAGATACTGTTGACCTCTCCATCGACCTACTCGAAACTCTTTTCTCTTATACTCAAGATAATCAAACTCCGGATATAGATAACCGTCTGGTGATAGAATTAACTTACCATGATTGTTCAAGTATTGCTTATCTATCTTATCGTAATTACCATCGATATTCAGGTTGATTCCTTGAACGTAGAGAGAATGAATAAATCGCATTAGGTAAATACTATACCACTTTATGTCAAAGTCGTCAATCAATACTTTAAACTTTTGCTTTCCTCGATGATGCCGAAGAGGAATCAAATTTACCGTGTCACATCTACTTTCTTTACACGCGCTTATTACGGCTGAAAGAGTGTGTTCGTTGAACCCATCCGGCGGGCAAACAAATTGAAACATGAGATAACAATTGTTTCTGTACAAGACATCGGCTAGACCCTTTAGATCGATCTTTTCACGATTGATTTCTTGATAATTGAAGTCATAGCTCAATGTAATATGTATGTGGTTCCACTTTTGAAAGAACCATTCATTCTCTACAATTAACGAACCGTTTGTAGTGATGTAATATTCAACGCTATCACCAAAAAGTGGATGAAGCAACTCCATGAGCTGGTCAATTCTCTTAATGTAGAGAAATGGTTCTCCACCATGAAAAGATATTGCTTTCAATTCTTTTGCGTGTTCTTTTGCGAGAGTCATAAATTTAACGATCTCGTCAAAGTCACGCTTTAACAAGTTTTGAGAACCGATCTCATCGCGAATATAGGCTCTATCACAATACACACAGTCGAAGTTGCAGAAGTCTCCGAGGTATATTGTAATTGCTTTTATTCCAGTAAAGTCGCGAGACTTGTCTTGTTGATTGAGTTCTGTTTGAATATGATGGTCGATATGCATTGTATGTAATAACACTTCACTATGTGAGAGTCAGGATGGAATGTGAATTCTGGATAGCCATACGTTTTTGCTAGTATGTTGTATAGTTCTCTCAGATCTTTTGCCCCGAGCCACTCGTACATGATTTCCTCTGGCGTTTGAAGATCATTTCTGATCGAGATATAATGATCAAACATATCTTGACCCATTACATTTCCGCCAAGCGCTTCTCGAAAGAACGTTAACTCTGCTGACATAACTTGTGGGCCAAGTTCTTCTAAGCGCTTGGCTCTCTTCTTTACATGTCGCATAAAGATCTTCTTACTTACGTCAGTTTGAAAATCAACGTATAGCTTCACAATCTTTTGGCACATATCATCCGGTCTGAATATTCTTGATCCAGTATCAAGATTTCCTGCAGGGCATTGATAACATGCATTCTGATAATCACAAGTTCTGCACTGTTCCTCGGTTTGGAACATTTCATTATAAGCATTCTGAAAAGTCTTATAACGATCTACATATACTTTATCTTGAATCACATTTCCAAGTACAGCAATGTCAGCTCCGTTTGATTTCTGATTTGTAAAGAAGTAACACCCTGAAAAGTCACCCGATGCATCAATAGCAACCATGTGTGAACCAACCATACAGTTTGAATCTTCTTTTTGGCCAACGCCTTCAGAAAACTTAATGTATAGATCATCGTACATTTCAAGAGCATTGAAAATCTTCGATCTCATCGATTGCCAGTTTTCTTCTTTCCAAGAAATAAACCCATGTTTTGAATCAAGCACGAGAGGATGCACAACCATATTGCGCACACCAAGAGAATACAGCTCGTCGATAAAGTTACCCATGTCACGACTTGTTTCTTCGGAGAGTGTAGCACGAATTACAACTCGCATAGGATCATCAACAGTATCAACTGCTTTCTTGATTACTCCTTTCAGCTTGTTCATTTGAGCTGGAGTAATTTCACGATGATCGATAGTCGAATTGAAAGTATCAAGACTAATCATCATCTGAGTGTATTACTTACTACAATAGAATTCTGTAATTTCATCATTCAGCAAAAGTCCGTTTGTACACATCGAGATATATGTGCCACGGTAATCACTATAATTTGAACTGAGTTCTTCGTCGTATGTTTCGATAAATTCTTTGATCAAAGGTTTATGAATCAGTGGCTCACCACCAAAGAATTGAAACACTTTCTTCTGGCCGTTATTACGGGAATTCATCCAATCATAAACTTGCTTTAGTGATTCTTTTGTAAACCGCCCAAAGTCTTTATTATGTTGCTCATAGCAATAAGAGCATGCAAGATTGCATGCATTCGTAAGCATTGCATTTACTTGCACAAGATCCTTGAAAAGAACCTCTGCTTCAGAAAATGGAACTGCTGCTTCTTCGGACTTGGGAAGAACTGTGATGAGCTTATTAGATTTTTGACCTTTACTGGAAATGTTAATAGTTTCAACGGTGGTATGAAGAGTTCCTTCTTGGTCAATAACGGAAGGAGTATGATTTTTTAATCTGTTCTTTTGTGCTTCGCTTAAAACTCTTTTCACATTCACATAATTATCTGACATTTAGATGCTGCCTCGAGAACAGTTACACTGACAGTTCGAAGTATAGTCATCACTAAACGTATGGCTGTGCTGAATTAGCGCATCAAGCACATCAACCATCTGTCGAAAAGATGCTGCGTCAATGGTCTGCCCAGTCGTCTTCGCTGTAGTGGATCCAGCTGCGGTGAATGTGCTTGTGTTATCTGCAACCATGTTCGTTATCCTTTAGCTACGATAAATTCTATCTTATATTTGCCCGCAGTAGCAGTACGATCATACCTATTTATAATTGAATCTATATTGTATTCTAAGGTAATATACCCAAAGTGTCGAGTCGGATCTACATGTATTTTTCCGTCCTTCACTTTTACAGTTAAATTGGTTTTGATTTCTCTGTCAAATTTTATAGCGCTTCCGTACTTACCGAAGTATGTGCCGCCCTCGTACTCATGTATAGTAAACTGGGACGTAGTAAAGATTGTATTTCTATTCACCATATACGCTCCAGAACCTTCAATTCTTGGCACTAAAAAATATTCTTCTACAGTAGCGTCATAGGCATCCATACTAAACACATGATGAGAATTGTCATAAACGTTCGAATCAATACTGGGCATTGATACCAGATGCGGGTTGAGCACACAGATAACTAGTTCTTTGTTTTTCGTTCTTTTAAAAACACAGTACGTTACTGTGGCGATAGAAGCTAATCCGTCGATTGGATTGTTATCGCCACTTATGTTAATCACATTAAAATCATCGTCTCGAGCATAGTAATAAGATTTAGCCATCAGGGTTTTTTTGTTCATAGCGATATTGCTGAGTGGCGTTCCCAGTGCCACCCACGAATACTTTTCTAAATACTCATACACTTCATCAAGATTAATAACTCTACTGTTGTCTGGATCTAAGCTAACGCTTGGAGTCAAATATTCTTTGAGAATGAGTTGGCCCCTCGACTCGCCTACTTCAGTATTCATTCCCGAATTATTCGTTTCTATCACGTATTTAAATGATTCAGACTCAAACTGCTCAAGTACCGGCGCTTTCAGTGTATGAATACGTTCATCTTTTACTATATTGGCAAGTGAAGATCTTCCAGAATTAACTGGCATGTATAGTCCATTAAATGACCACTTATCACCGATGGCAAGATTCATTACATCAGTACAATTTTCCCAAATAGGAGGTCGTCTTGACGCCCAAATGAAGGCCCAATTAATCATAGTGACCTCATATATTCTATTATTTCTTCGGCTGAATTTCCATCAAAAAACACATCAAATTTATCTTTATGACTTCTTAAAAAGTTCGAATAAGATTCTTGAAATAAATTTGCAGCTTCTTCGCTTAGATTTTCATGTGTTACAAGATGATCGATACTGTGCGGTGTGACCCATCCAATATAGGTATGAGGTACCTGAGGTCGATTGCCCGAATACGCAATAGGCAAAACAACGAGTCCATTTAATTCTTTATCTAAATATGTGGTCGCTTCATACTTTAGAAATATGAATCGATTCATGTCATGAAAAGCTTCTTCAAAAAACTTTATGTATGATTCTTGGTCTTTAAAAGATTCGAAGACGTACTTATAGTTTCCGGATTTAAATGCATCGACGATATCTTTACTATATTTGTGATGTATCAAATTCTTTGTGATAATATCAAGAAAATACGCATCTTCCATGCAATATTGAATAAAATTATCGACATACCAAGGATTTACGCTATTACGTATTTTGTTGTTGACGTCGTCAATTTCAATATTCATTGCTAATACAATTCTTTTTAGCATGGATTTACCTCTATTGTCTTAAACATTTTGTTTGATCCAGACACAGAACATAGTTTAATGAAATATCTGTTTACTCTCTCATTCATGTCGTATTTATGCCAATCAATGTTGTGATGAAGGTCTGTGTATGTTTTATCCAATGGAGTATTAACATATGTACCTTTGATCAAATTTTCCGACATCCAATCATATTCACTTATGAATTGTGTAGGATTATCGGGATTATAATCAATCCACTTAACAGAATTGATGCTCCAGTTAACTAGATCATCGAGCTTCTCATCTTCTCCAAACTCGTTTATGATCCAAGCCTTGACTGCTTGGTAAAATTTATGGCGATTGAGGTTGATCATGATGTTGATCAGAGCTGGCATCTTTGCGTACAACTTCCATGGTAGACCATCTAGTCGATAGTATTCGAAGTTGATCGCACTTTTTTCCTTTACTTTCTCCTGAGCCTGCAGTATAATGCTATTAAGCACAGAAAATTGGATAGATTCTAAATAGTCAATGCTGATGAATGTCTTATAGAATCTCTGATAAAAAGTAGAGTGTGGTATACCGATAGAGTCTAAATACTGAGTAATTCTGCGAAGGTAGCCTTCAGTCTCCATCGTGAAGATAATACCATCAGACACAAGCATCTCAACATAGTCTTCTCGAGTGTATGACATAGTAGCTACAACAATCTTCGATGGCTGTACATACTCTGGTGCTTCGATAAGACCTCTTTGTTTGATCAAAGACCCACTCATCAGTACATCTTCACGAATAACGGCGTCTTTTGTAGATTCAGTTAAAGATTCAATCGTCTCGAGCTTAAACTTTTTGATGTAATCAGGATGTGAAGCGGGTGATGTTGGAAGAAGATGCCATGTGTATTTTTCCCAGAACACATTTAGCTTTGCCATTTCACCAGCTGCAAAGTAGTAGTTCTGCAGTGTGGTACCAGGAAGGCCTCGAATTAATTCTGCTCGAATCTTAATGCCAAACTCTTCACGAAGTTCATTATAAGCTTTAAATTGCTTTTCCCACGGCTCATCAATTCGATCAATGTTTTTCAGGACTTGTGGATCCATGTCTTGCATCGAGATCTTGAAACCAGATGATAGACCATGTTGAGCCATAAGTCTATCGATCTTGTATACGTTTGATTTCTTTGATTTGCTTAAACCAGCAAACACTATTTCTTTTGGCGCGCCATATTTTGCTTTGAGCTCGCAAACATACTCCATGATTTCTACATCGCGATCAAGCTGACCGAGGTTTGCTTCGACCATGTGTAAGTCTTCTAGAGCGCCATTTTCTGCAAGCCATGTTAAGTCTTCAATAATATCTTCAGTTGGACGAAATGAAACCTTTGAGTTGATTCCACCGCTCCACTCGCAGAACGTGCATCCATACGGGCATCCGCGATGAGTTTCGTAGATAGCCTGAAGCGTTACACCTGGAATGCGATTATCGATCACATCTTTGATATAGTATTTATTACGTTCAAAGATTTTCTTTGGCCAAGTAAATAAACGCTTGTTAAATACAACAGACGAAGTGATATAACTATCGTCCTTCGCCATCACCATAAATGGGACTTTCATCCAATCTTTATCAGTCTCTATTTGATAGAGCAATTCGTTTATGAAAGGCTCTCCATACCCATCAGTTTGGCACGTAAAATCTATGTACGGGTATTTCTTAAAATAATCTGGGTCTTCCTTATATTCACAATAAGGACCACCGAATGCAATATGAACGTAAGGTCTAATTTCTTTAATTAGCCGAGCTACTTCTCGAGACAATCCTACATTCCATACATAGACGGAGAATCCCACAAGTGTAGGATCTTTTGACAAGATATCATCGACAAGTTTATGAACGTCATCCGCTCTTGAAGAAGAAATTGGGTAGTGCCAATTCCACTTAGCACTACCCTTATAATTATCTTCTACATATGATTTAAACGAAAGCCATGCGTAGTCATATACATTATCGCGTATGGTGTAATTTACATAAACAAAATTCATTTTATTCCTTATAGGATAACAGCCTCTACCATTAGCGATCCATCTTCAAGAGCAATTGCGAATGACCAGGCACTTCTGCCGTTGTCCACATGCGCATAACCCGGAGTAGTTGAAGGAGCTAGTCTGTCGCCCTTCTTGCAGCCACCGATTACTTTAACCGGAACGCGACCCTTCAGAGCGATTGCTGTACCACCTTCTAGATCACTGTTCATGAGATAAGCCGGCTTTTCCGAAACCACACCTAGCACTGCATGTGCATTATTAACATCCGCCGCGGTTACTTCTGCTGAACCGCCGACAGCAATTACTGTACCGACTTCATAGTCTTGATCTGCAAGATAGTTTTCTGCAAGGTCAGCGTACTGAGCAGTTGTTGCAGTACCGTTAAATGTGGTAGCAAACACCGTTGCAAATCTAAGTGTAGACGAACCTAAGTTATAAACGTTAGTCGTATCTGGCAATGCGGATCCACTATAGCGAAGTGTTGGGAATGTCTTCGTACCAGAGATTATTTGTGTACCTGACGTGCGTACTACTGTTTCATCTACTGTAAAAGTTCTATTAGCTGATAGATCACCACCTCCAGCTAAACCATCTCCTGCTGTGACACTTCTAGATGTTCGAACGATTGTAGTAGGAATTCGTGCATCATCCACATTTCCGGATGTGATATTTGTGCCATTAATATTAGTAATAGCAGAACCAATACCAGCAAATGATACCGCCGTAATCGTATTCGCAGCGAAGTTACCAGAAGCATCACGGGCTACAACTTTTCCAGCAGTTGCAAGGTTAGTTGCATCCACATCCCATGTTACTGCTGCTGAACCGTTGAAGTTTGATCCGGTAAGATAAGCTCCAGCGGTATGTGCTTGGTTCGTATTTGCGGTGACTGTTATATTAGCCGAACCGTTGAAACTTACACCGTTAATCGTTCTTGCAGTAGCAAGAGTCGTTGCTGTCGTGGCGTTACCGACAAGATCTGCAGTGATTGTGTTTGCAGCAAAGTTACCAGAAGCATCACGGGCTACAACTTTTCCAGCTGTAGAAGTTGTGGTAGCATCAACCGCCCATGTAGTTGCAGCTCCACCGTTGAAGTTTGATCCAGTGAGATATGTACCACGAGTAAGAGTGTTTGGTGTATTTGCCGTAATTGTGATTGCTGCAGAACCATCAAAGTTAACACCGTTTATCGCGCGGGCTGTAGCAAGAGTTGTAGCCGTTGAAGCATTTCCAACCAGAGCTGCAGTGATAGTATTTGCAGCAAAGTTACCTGAGGCGTCGCGAGCTACGACCTTCGAGGCAGTAGAAGTTGTAGTAGCATCAACAGCCCAAGTAGTGGCTGCTGAACCATCAAAGTTGGAGCCGGTAAGATAAGTACCACGAGTAAGAGTGTTATTCGTATTCGCTGTTACGGTAATATTTGCAGAACCGTTAAATGATACACCATTGATCGTACGAGCAGTTTGTAATGTAGTAGCGGTAGATGCATTACCTACCAGTGCTGCGGTTACGGTCGTTGCAGTAACCGTATTGGACGTTACATTATTTGCAAATACCCTATTCCAGCGCATCAAGTCAGAGCCTACAGAATAAGAAACGTTTGCAGTAGGAATCAATGATGAGCCAACATTACTTGTAGTAACTGTTATAACGTCAACAGTATTGGCCGTTACATTATTTGCAAATACCCTATTCCAGCGAGCGAGATTCGATCCAAGAGAATAAGAAACGTTTGCAGTAGGTAACACGTCAGTATCAAATCCGGCACTTCCAACAAATGACATCGTATTTGTCACGTTAAAATCGTGTACATCAGACGAACTTACTACAAGTGTAACGTTCGATGAGAAATAAGATGTTCCATACACATACAAGTCACGGCGTATAATCATGTCACGATCAACTTCAGCATCGACCTGAATGTTAACACTGTTTGCAACATCGAGATCTTTTACCCAAGCTTTATTCCAAGTGGCAGAACTTGAACCAATATTGTATGTAGTTGTAGTATCCGGAAGTATGCCTGTCGAAGATACTATAAGAGGTGTCACTGTAGCTGAAGTATTCGCGAGACTTAAATTGAGCGAGTATAGAGTAGAGTTTGTACTTTGTGTCTTAATAGTTCTTGCACTTGTGCCCTTTAATCTAACTTCATCTGTAGCCTCAAGAGCTGTTACTGTTGTGTTAGATCCGGTAAATGCAGCATTTGCAGTTACAGTGAGAATACCGTCGATATTTGTGTTTGAATTAAAATCAGCTAAGCTATTTACTACAAGAGAATCTGACGCGTTGAAGCCAAGAGTAATTACGTCGACGTTAGCATTTAGCGAGGCGGCAGTTACTATTGTATTTGAAGTAACATCAAAGGTTGTACCGTCAATATCAACGCGAGTGCCAGTGAATTCCGAATTCGTACGTACAAACAATTGACCTGCGTTGATGGTCGTATTTGCTGCAGAAATTAAGACCGTCTTTGTCGAATCAATTGCTACGTTACTCGTAAATGTTGTATTATTCGAGTTAATCGTAAAGTTATCGGTGTTTGCCGAAATGCGAACAAGGGGTGATTCAGAAAAGATAGTATTTGAAACTATTGTTAGGTCACCACCAGTACTTACCGATCCGCCTCTGAGTCTATTCGATACTACAACTGTATTCGCTGAGAAGATACCTTCAAGATGAGCGTTACCAGTAGTGTATCCACCAACGGTTACGTTTGGCTGTGGTTGCGTTACCGAAGTGAGTACTACAGTTCCCATATCGTATACGAGAGAGTTGGTAGTATCGACCCATGAAGCAAAAGTATCTGTTGCTTCAACGTTCGCACCTGCAGCTAAATAGATGTGTGCCTTTGCCATTACTGCTTACTTGCTCCTAATTCTCGTACCGCTTGGCGGATGTCTAACATCATAGACATTATGTCTTGTACGTTACGCTCAAGCTTATCTAAGCGTAATGCATCTTCTTTTTTCTTTTTGTGCTCTGCGAGAGCTCTTCTATTTGTATTTATTAGAGCTCTCGTAGTAACATCACGCGAATAATCTTTTTCTTCGGTTTGAATAAACTCTTGCATTATGATAGCGCCAATACTCTAAGATCTTTCAGACGAGGTACTAAGTTATAAGAGTCTGCAAGAAGTACGATCTTCACTGCAAAGTACTTGTAATTCGTGTAAAGTGCACCGTCTGGATCTTTATAATTGATCGTATCACTATTCATATAAGCACCCAAACCATTTCCAAGCGTTGTTGTACCAAGCTGATACTCAAATTCACGATAGTCTTCGCGGTTAACCGATGACGATGTTGAATCTGTTTCAGGCTTAATATACAATCTTGTCCATTCGACTTCTTTAAAGTTTCTTGGATCCGTAGAAGACAAGAATTTAGCATAAACTCTGATATCGGTACTTGTTGGCTTGTATGCACCAAGAAGAATGCGAGTATCTTCAGCGTCCATTCCATCTGCAAGCTGAATCATTCTTGAAACATACTTTGCACTCGCATCACCAAGACCAACTCTCTCGTCAGCATCAGTTACGGTGCTATTCACCATATATTCACCAATCATAACAGATGATGCATCTAGATTAATGAGAGGAGAAGTGTCTTTTGTAGTAGTAGAAGTGTTCAGCATGTTTACGGTAAAAGTAAACGATGCAGTACCTGTATTGTTACTTCTACTTTGAATAACATATGAATCGTTAGTCAAGTAGTTTGTAGCATTAAAGGATATATTGCGCGAATCAGTCGCTGTACCGTTGTACAACTTACTTGCAACAAGGCTAGTACGAGTCTTCGAGAAGTTTGCTCGGCTAATCATAGGTTGCATATAGCTGATGTTTAGATCATCTACGCTTACCACATTGACTGTAGCACCAGATGCTTCACCACGAATAGTGTTGCCAGCCGCAAAAACAAATCCAGCTTTTGCAGTCGAGCCTTCAAGAATCATCTTCGCTGGTTCATTTGCGTTGAAGTAAATAAGTTTACCAACTGGAGATGTATAGTGCGCTGCAAGAGCTGAGGCCGAATAACGCGATGGCTCAAAGAGAGTCATTTGTGTATCGCTGTTAATCGTCTTAATCTTAAGGGTCTGATAAGTAGAGCCGTTATACGTAACGATATGGCTATTTACGGTATAATCAGAAGTAAACGTTGTGGCTGAACCTGTAACAATGTTATTTCCTTCTACAAGAGTCACAGTGCCAGTGAGGTATGAACCCTTTTGAATGAATACTTCTTCAGCGTCGTTGAATGTACCCGTAAGATCAGAGATCGTAAAGAACTCGTGGTTGTCATTCGTTAGGGTGACGTCACCGGTCGCGTTTGCAAATCTTGCTGCATGCAACGTGAACTTTAGATTTTCATTCTGGTATGGAGTCCAAGTTCTAGCATTCGTTGAAGTAAAGAGAACACCAGCGTTTGTATCAGCAACAACTGCTACGCCAGTGTCGACATCTCTTTCACCAGTACGAGAGATCCAAACTAAGTAGTCAGGATCATTACCATCTGGAGCAATCACGATTGCGTATTCAGTATTTGTGCGTAGAGCAACCGGAGCTTCAAATGTTATGGTTGTGGCAGTAAGAGCATTCGAAGCAGGAGTAACTGTTCCGGCATTTACCTGGCTTGCTTTGAGATATACAGAAGCAAATGGTAGAGCCGGACCGGTTGGGAATCCATTCTGCACTTCGCGGATTTGAATACCTACACCTTTACCAGCTCTGCTTTTCTTTGCAAAGTATAGATCGAGTTTTGTGATGAATACGTTTGTATCAGATGAAGCGTCTGGGTCGATGATAAACGTTTGTGCAAGAGGGTCTGAACCTCTTCCACGAGTTTGGGTCTCAACCGTAGTAACAAGATCGAACTGTGGCGGAATAGTTGTCGTTGACAAGTTCGTCTTTGTTACGGCAAAGTTAAATGCGCTGTAGTTTGTCGACGAATAAGAGGTTGCAGCGTCCTTATCTGCAATGTCTGTAACGTCAAGAATTTCAAGTTTTCTATCACCAACGAAGAACGTATTTGCAGGAAGTCTAAATACTGCACGTAGAACACCATCTGAATCAGAAAGAATTACACTGGCAGAACCGTTGAAGGATTGCTTACGTGCAACAATAATGCCGTCCGCTAGCTGTTCTGCTTCTGGTTCAATACCATTCACTACATGATTATTTACATCTACACCGTCAAAGAAGAAGAAGAAACGAGTATTCGGTCTTAATCCAACAACACGAATCTGAATGTCACGGCTTCTCATGTATGGAAGGAAGTTTACGTCAGTAACAAAATCACCAAGATTTTGAGTGGTCGCTTGGCCAGTTCCAGTTTGAAGTTCTGTAGTGGTTATCTGAGTAACTCTATTGGTAAGCTGATTGCGCTGAGTTGTAGTAAGAGGAATCACCTCGTTTAGTGCTTCGGTGTATTCGATGAAAGGCGTAGCCAAATCAGTTTCAAAGTTAATCGCTGGTGCGCGAACGGTGTCTGGACCGGTGTCGTATGTAGGATTGATTTGCATCTTACCCACATAGTTATAGAAACTCGTAGTACAGTTTTTCAATGCAGTAGCATACGCCTGAGAAGCAGATTCAAGAACGTAATCTGTTTTATTTAGTGTAACTGCTTTGTTGCTGAACTTCGTAACGTTTGTTCCGGTCGAATATTTCAACGCAAGATTGTATTGACGAATCTTTGGTGTAATGTTATCAAGAGTAGTATCGATAGCAGCAGCGAATTCACCACCATTTACATCAGCTAAGAACAAGTTCTTGAAGTTATCTACGAAGATACCATTCTTAAAGCGATCGGCGCCAGACGAGTCGGTAACGAGGAAGTCCTTTGCCTTATTTTCAAGAATAGATAGAGACGTATAATATTCAAGATTCGAAATACGCTTATCAATTCCACCGATATCTTTCATCGTGTATCGACGAGTCTGATTTGATTCGATTGATACGCCATATTCTGGCTTACCGATTCTATTCGCAGTATTTGTATCAAGAGTTGGGAAAGGCGGAATATCAAGACGAGCCAACAGCATGCCCTTCGTTGGTTCTGCCGGATATGACGAATTCTCTGCTGGTACGCCTTTAATCAACTCAAAATCGCCATTTTGGTCGATAACAAGAAGATCTTTTCTGCTTAGGTAGTATGAATACTTTGTGTTAATCTTCTGTCTTGGTGCTGGGAATTCGAGGTTAGCAAATGTCTCGGTGAGTGCAGGGTTAATTGTAGCACTTGATGCAGTTTCAGAATATGCTGCAGTATTTGAAGCATATGGTCGAAGATCGATCACATCTCTTAGATAGTACTTATTACCATCAGCTGCGGTGTATGACGGAATGCTTTCAGTGCGAATAGCGTTTGCTGGAAGAGTAGTTGATGCATCGTCAACTGGATAGCTGTCAACCGTAAAGAAGTGGCCAGTTGAATCGCCCTTCTTAAAGACTTTTGCTTTCACAATAAGTTTATCGTTTGCACCAACGGTAAAAGATCTCTTCTTACGAATTCTTGAGAGACCATAATAGTCGTCGTGCTGATTTGCGAGAAGATCAAACTGAGTTGTTACGTTGTTTGTTGCGCTTCCGTCGGTAGCATTTGTTTCAAGAGTTGCCCATGCAGTTGCACTAGTGCCTCTCCACACACCTTCGACGCTATACACATCTGGCAATCCAAGAGAATACACGCCTGACACACCGTTTACGTTGGTGTTGGCTTGAACCTTCACGTATACAGTTCTCAACAATTTGTCGTCAAACGCAACCGGTGTTCTTTGAGCATTGTAGTAAATCGAGACTGGAAGAGAGGTACCAGGATTCTTTACGAGATTGATCGTGATGTAATTCAGGTTCGAATCAAGCGTTGCCGAAGAGATTTCGAGGATTTCGCCGTTAGCAACTACCACACCAGCTGCAGCCTTTGCACTTACGATAAAATCAAGAAGATCATCGCTTGTGAGTGCACCACTTGCATAAGGGAAAATGTCTGCAGTACTAAAGCTGAAAGCGTTTGATGTAATTGTAACATCAGTAGAAGTTCTGTAGATAAAACTTGTTTCGGTTTCATCGACAGATTTAATGAACGACTTACCGGTTGGGAAGAACAACTTATTGAAAGAAGCATCAACGAGTACTGCGTTTCCGCCAACAAGTGTGACGGTTGCAGTTCCAAGAGCAGATTCGATAATACGAGTATCCTTGAAGGAGTAACCCGATCCCATCTTCACTGCAAAGATATAGAGGCGGTATGCAGAAGCGCTTTCCTTAGTAACCGAACGTACTCGTGCAGTACCAATTGTTGTGCCACCGTTATTTTTAAGGTTAACTTGTTCGAACGTAGTAAAGTCAAATCTGCCAGTATAGCTAGTGGCGTTGACATACATACCGTAATTCGTATTGATGTCTTGATTTTCGACTGTGCTAAACGTATTTGCTTCATCAATAGGAAGTTTGATTTCATTTAGAAGTTCAACGCGCTGGCCATCGACATATGCTAGACCAGCACCAACATAAGCATTAATATTTGTTGGAGTAACCGGATCCTTATCAGAACGAATTTTGAAACGAGACACCACATAGTCCCCAGACTCTTCAGCAGTACGGCGTTCCATTTCTTTTTCGATAGTGCTATACTGTGTCTGTAGTCTGCGGCGAACTACTTTGCCATTGGCATATTCTTGAATAGCGAAGAAAGTTTCATCTTCCTTTGCTTCTGCAATTGTCTTCACGACAAGAGATGGGGTTAGCTGAAGACGATCTGCTCCTGGAGCATTGAAGTTATTAAAACCATTTGCGTTATCAAGAAGTGACGAATCCTCGTTACTGTCGACAATGCTTTCGGTTGTTTCGAAACCAACAACAACTCCATCTGGAGAATTTGAATATTTCGAAACAATTGTAAGAGCATTTTCAAACCGAATGAAGTGACCCTTTTGATAAATGATACCTTCGCCACATCTTACACCATATCCAGTACCAATTGGTGCAGCATCTACTGTTGTACCGACAACAGTTAATAGGTGATAGTCGGTAACATAATCACCGTTAGCATCTTTCGATTTTAGTTGAATTTCTTCACCAGCAGCAAAGGTCTTCACGTTAGTATTTGCTACAACGTTGCCTTTTGTGTACTTCAAAAATAATGTGCTGAGGTTCGGAGACTGAGATTCAAGTCCATACTCGGTAGCAATGATGATTGCTTCTACACCAGTTTGCTGGCCAACAGCTTTCATGCCGACATACTGATTCACGTCAGTTGATACTTCTGCACCAGATGTATTCTTTGCGATGTCAAGAACTTTAACATAAGGCAATCTTTTTTCTTCAACGAAGTTACCACCCTGAATGATGGTGCCCTCAGTCAGAATATTATCGCCGAATCTTTCAATTTGATTCTGAAGAATAGTTTGTAGTTGTGTAAGTTCACGAGCTTGCACAGCGACTGCAGGCTTAAACAAAACCCTATGAAAGTTTTTTGCTTCATCAAAATCGTCAAAGTACGGCGATTGATTAAAGTCGGTGTTAAGACCCATTATTACTTACCTCTATTAAAATTCGATGACAAGTTTGATTCTTTCAGTTTGATCAGCGTCTCGAGTAATTGGCGCAAAGTTTTCAACATACATAATTTCGCCACTACCATCTACTAATTTATTCTTACTTGAATCGATTCCAGTCAATGATGCAATTGCTTGGGATGTTTGACCCTTAAAGCTATTTATTGTGTTTGTTTCATCATCGCTTAAAAGAAATGCACTATGCCCACCTGTTACTGCTATAGTTCCTGTTGTACCACTAATATTTACTTCATGAACAACTGCAACCGCAGTCGCGTCTAGTGTATTATCATAGTCTGTCACTGTTGCAGTTGCACCAGAAGTTAGACCTGTTACCGCATTATTTACTGTAAAATAACTCGTAGGAGAAGATATTGTTAAGACGTTTGTATATCGAGCAACAATTATGCCTGTTGCGGTAATAGGACTATTGTTCTGTGATATTGTTTCACCATCAACAAAAGCATAAGCAATGTCTGTGCCTGACAATCTCAGTTTAATTACATTTGTAGCTAGAGTTTGAGACAATCCTGACTGCACAACAGTCTCGTCTTCAATAAATCCGCCATATGCCGGAAGACCCGCGTCAAGTATCTCAACTTGATAGATATCTCTTTGATCAAATGTTTGGAATGATCTGTCTATTGAATCAATTAGAGCAGTTCCTCCGCTCGTAGATCCAATGATGTGTGTGTTATTTGCTCCCACTTCAGACGTCTCAAAGAATCCTCGAATATTTGTAATCGATACGGTATTTGCTGAAGACCCAGAGATTGTAGCAAAAGCGCCGGTCGATTCTTGAGTAATAACTTCTCCAGTTTGTAATCCAGTTGAAGCGACCGTTGTCGTTAGTTGCAGATTTCCATCTTTAAAGAATGGGTCTTTGATAATAGAGATTTTTCTATAATCGTTTTCTACCGGAATGGTGTTTGACTCTGATCCTTCGAATTCGACAGATATTCCAACTTTACTTGCATAGAGTTCGTTAATTATTTCTCCACCATGACCGTTTGGTGGAGAAATAATTGCTCTTGCAACAGCAGATGTAGTCGTCGCTACTGCTGTAGTACCAGTATTTCCTACAACCTCTACTGAAGCGAATTTGTAATCGGATCCTCGATTGATAATTTCGATAGTTGATATCGAACCGTTATCGGTATTTACGACTGCTCGAGCTTTTGCATTAGAGCCATCTCCACCAATAAACACACGAGGAGCAATAACGAATGTGCTTGTTCTGTTCGGTAGTGTTTCAAACGGGTGATCAATAACAATCGTGCGCTCAACGCCGGTGGTAAAGTAGTCAATAATAGTTCTGATCTCACCATCTCCTGGTCCACTATCAATGTAGATAGAGCAGTTTTCATAGAAGCTGTCATTTGCCGATAGTGTTACATCTGAACTTTCGAGTGTATAATAGAGAGGATCACCGCCAAGCGCTGATTCTTTGATATTACCAGTCGCGTAACTACGATATGAAGAACCGCCGTCTTCGACTATAATTGTATCAATAGAACCAGAAACTGCATTTGCTGTGACGTCAGCATTCACGAAGAGCGGAGCATAATTAGTAGTAGCAAACTTAAACCATTGTGCTGCCGTAATGGTGTACATATATTTCCACTGATAGCCATCAGCAGTTACATAAAAGTCGTCGTCTGGTGCGGTTTCAGAGCGGCGAGGCTGGGACGTGGAAGCAACGCCACCGTTATTGTTTAAGCATTTGAAAACGTGATATTCGTTTGCTTCTTGAGATATCACATAAAAATTAGTTAATTCAAGATCAGCTGTTTGGTGGTCGTACATGCCATAGACTGTTCCGGAAGTCCACTGTACGTTTCGAATCATGTGCACAACATCAGAACTTAATATGTGCTTACCAAAGATAAGCTCGTCATACATGTCATAATGAGCAGCTGAAACGCTGTTGACCGGAGTAGGCGGAAGCGAATCACTCGGAAATGGAGTATTTCGGTGAGCTCCAAGATAATAAATGGTATTTTGTGGTTCTGTTAAAGATTCTACAAACTGCTTAGCAGAATGAGTTCTAAACTTATTTGTGATCAGTTTCATTTATTATCCTTGCAATTACACTGCATCTATAGTAATACTGCTTTCAATGATCGTGGTCGGAGTTGACACATGAGAAGATTTCACTACACTACCAAACATTCTTGTTCCGGCAACGTGGAATACTTTCTTCAAAATTCTCTCATAACGATTCAACGATAGACCTGACAATACATCGTAAGAATATTCTTGATAGTATTTATTGTCGTGAATTTTCTTTTCTGAATTCAAGTGAGAATTTGTAGTTCTCCAATATCCTTGGCTTGTACCTTGGCGTTGTGTTTTGGTTGTGGCAGTAATAATGAATTGATTGCCTTCTCTTTCCAGAATAACCGGACCGTTGTTAATGTAACCAAAGCCAGAATCAACCACTTCCAGACCAGTCGCAACACCAGAAGCAGAAATTGCTTCAACATAGATATGCGCGTTATGACCGATAGGTAAAGAATTTTCATCGGTATATGCTTCGACAAGCGTAGCTCGAGCACCCGTAACACTTCCTACTAGATCATAGCCGTCTGTGAATGAAATTGCAACAGACTTGCGAGTGAGATAAATTTCGCCTGTACCGGCAGTTATGTTTACTGCACTAATCACACCCTTTACTGAAACTGAAGCACCAATGACCTGTGTAATCTCTTCTCCAATTGCGAATGAACCATTTGTCATTCCGGTTATTCTTAGAACAAGATCTCGGCGATTATATGCTGCAACGTATCTGTTTCTCACATCAATGAAGGGTGCTGCCGTGTATTCTGTACCTGGGTTGATTCTCGACAAGAGAGAAATTCCACCAATGTCCATGACGGAAACATCGAGAGCGTCTGCGATGATGTTTCCACTTTCGGCATTCGGATTCTTTGGGAAGCCGTACCCATAATCCATTTCTACTGCAAGAGTTGCGTCAACTCCAGCACCGTTTCCTGGTAGTATAAGAGTTGGTTCCTGATAATAACCTGAGCCTGGGACATCTACCGTTACATCCGTTATAGTTCCATTTACATTGCATGTGATAAAAGCGCTTGCTGGAGCAGTGGGAGTACCGTTAGCAAACCCGCCTCCGACAAAAGTAATTCTATCGTTCGTAGTATATCCTGTCCCGCCGCTGGTAATGTCAACGCCGCTCACTAAACCAAACCCAGAATTTTGTCCATTAATTTGAATTTCCGAGTATGGAACACCAGCGATGTTTGTGCCGCCCACAACATCAGTGTAAACCGTAACATTTTCTTCTACGTTTGAAAGCGCTCCAATTTCAAAGTTTGCGCCTTTGCCACCAGGAATTCTGTTAATTTGTGATTGAATCTCAATGATAGTATTATTTGAATATCGAGGAGGAGAAAGAAGATCTTCACGTTTAGTATACACATACGAGGTGTAGCTATTCGAATAAAAGAATGGTGAAGTATTGCCGTAGACACCGATAGCCGATGTATTCTGACCGATAATAATTCCTTCAACATACGCACTATTTGCTAAACTAATGATGCCATTTGAATTGTTATTTGCTTCTAAATATACGAGAATAGCACCAGCGTCAGTGTTAGTATTCACCGTATACACTAAATTAGATTTGTCACCTTTGATCTGCTTTGTTGTATCAAAGTCGCCAAACACTACATCTACAATAATTGTATTCGACGAATTATCAATACTTGAAACCGTGCCTCGAGCTCCAATATAATCATTTGGAATTGTGACTGAAGACGGAAGAGCTTCAGCAGAGCTAGTTTTTCCTACAATAACAGTATTTGATGTTGTACTAAAAGTTCCCCATGATGGCTCAAGTACGACACACGCAGTATTTGATTCTGCTGAAACATATTCACCATACACGTAATTAATTAGAACATCGTACTGATTCGCCGTAAAGGTTATTGATCCAGCTGTAAGAGGAGTTTTATTTAGTTTAATTTGAGTAGAATTGAGAACGCTTGCGATGCGAGTACCAGAACGGAAAGCTCCGGTTCCACTCGTTTTTGCTAGAGGCTGGCCCGCTATTAAGTTACTTGTCGAAGCAACAGTAATAATTGTATTCCCTAGCGTGAGCGTGGATGTTAAGCCTGCAACAACGGTTCCGTACGTTTCATATACGTGCTGCTCTACAGTCTCTCCGTTTGTAAAAGTACCGGTAGGACTCGTAACTGCGATGATGTTTTTACTTTCTTCAGTAATCGTTTCTCCGATAGAATATCCGATATTATTGCTGCTCAGAGTTAAGGCTCGTTGTGCGGCAAAAGAACCAGAAGACGTCAGTATTTTAATGATGCCGTTACTTGAAGCAGATTGTGTGATAGCGCCATTCGCTACCGTATTCGAGACGGAAACGATTGTGCCATTTGCAACAAGCGCACCATTACTAGTTCTTCCGATAATATATTTTCCAATCAAGCTGTTCGCAGAAAGAATATCACCTGCGCTTTGAACGTTAATTACTTCAATTGGCTGATAAACTTTTTCGTATTGTAGATACGACTGATCTGGGTTATTAATGAAAAGTATGGCATTTGAAAGATAGACGTCAGTAAGTCCGTCTGTAGTAAATCCCCATCCGCCATCAATGATGGTAAAGTCTACTCGACCGGTAGCGTCGACAATACTTGTAACTTTTACTCGACCTTGTTTACCTTCATCAGTAACTACTTCGAATACGTCACCAACTGAGTTATTACGTCCACCGAGGACCACGTCAAGTGACGTCATAGATCCTTTAATACGAGGTGATCCAGCAATAACTCCGTTGTCTGTTACTCGTTCACCTGTTATAAAGTTGCCACGAAGACCACTTAAGTAAAATACGTCAAATATCTTACCTTTGATTCTTTTGCGAACGATACTTTCAACAAAAGCTTTCGCGCCAGATTTTACGCCAGTAATTTCCTTATCAAGAAAAGAAGCGTTACGTGGAGAAACAGTAACTTCAAGATACGACGGCTTATACCAGTCTGAGTCAGAAGGTTTAAGAACGTCTTCACCTGGGTAATAAACACTTACATCTTCTTCAAATAAAAGTTTCATTAAAAGAGCGAGAGACTCTTTTGAACCCTTTGAGCGGTAATAATTGAGTATGTTTTTAATTGCGAACTTAGTATCAGTTCTAAATTTAAACGGAAAATCGGCCAAATATGTTTCTTTAAACGACTTTAAAAAATCATCCATTGAAGTATCAATATCACGTATATCGAACATTTGTCGTGATATTTTAGTAGCGTAACGATTATCTGATTCTAAAAACTCGTAATATGCTTTGGTGAAAGCGACTAATGCCTCGCCTTCTTCACGGTAGATATCAGGAAATTGCGTCTCAATTAATTGAGAGATGTCCTTAGTGAAGTTAACCATATTCATTAGTCATTGACTCCAACTACGTTAATATTAACGTCGGATGTGTTCGGGCGGATTGATAGAATGCGAGATTTCGGCGCAGTAATCGTTTGTGCGACTGGGCGAGCAAACAACGAAATTTCTGATCCAGTATAAGCACTCACGTTCAAGTTTCGAATGATAACTCTACCGGTTGTGTAATTTACACTGCCAATGTTTTGATTGACGACCACAAAAGAATCGCCCTGTAGTCGAATAATTCTTAGAACGCCAAACCCATTATCTTTAATAAGACATTTGGCTCCGCGATACGTAAACGTAGATGATCGAATCGCAGGCTTATGCGTAGTGTATACTTCTCCAGGTTCAATGTGCTGATCGCGAATGAGCTCGTTTCCGAATGAAATATCGAAGTTATTTGCAATGTTAAGCGCAGGATTCAGAGGAATAATCGGCAATACTTCAAGATCGTTTGAAATGATATTTGGATCTACAGAATCAATTACTGAAGATAGATTTGATTGCTTAAAGCGAATTTTAAAATCGTTAAGATATGTATCGCTGTAATTTTGTAGAGCAGCAGTAACTTTCGAACGGATATCAGTTTCACCAAGAGCGGTCGTTTTTGTATTGAAGTAAACTGTAGTATTAACAGAAAGATACATAAAGTCTGGTGATATCACAAGCGGTTCGATACTCACCGGTGATCTTTCTCTTAAGAAAGAAGCGTATGTTCTTTTATTATTTTCAGATACACCATCTGCGTCTTTTACGTCAACTGCGATTACGACTCTTCCATAGCGTGGCGGAGTCAATTCTTCTCCGCCGTAAACCGAAACTGCCTGAATTTCTGGATAACGTGTCTTAAGAAGAATTTCGTAATCTGAAGCAGTGACTGCTCTATCTTGTACCTGAATTGAACGAGGAGCGTAATATTTAATTGATTCAATCGACTCGCGTTCAGCTCCTCCTTCAGAAGCAACTGAAAGAGTAACAACCGTTGGGTAACCTTGAATGTTCTCAGGTACAGCAAAACTTGTAATTCCGTTTGCTTCATCTGAGTTGGTGATCATATATTCGACATTGATCACGTTTCCTGCGATCGGCTGATAGCCGAAACTGTTTCTACCGAATACGATTTCGTACTTGTTATCTTCTGCAGCCTGAATATAAAATACCTTTGCGTCTGTTTCAACACCAAAGATAGAATTTCTGAGTGTGTATTCTGTAGAAGTAGTCGATGTGCTATTTTCTTTTATATAGACTCTTACCGTGCCAGTATTAACGGTGTCGTTTGATAGAATAAATCTTTCATTTAAATCGCCGAGTATCTCGAAGGATTCATTCACCCATGATCCTTCAATGATCTCGAGATTGCTGTATGAATAAGCGTTGTTAAGAGGATAGATTGTTACCGCAGACGTATTATAGAATGTAAAGGTCTTTGATCCACACTGTGCGTTAAACTTTGTCTTTGATGGAATAATAACAAACGAAGGACTGTCATTCACGTTTAATGTAATATTCACGCGAGCTCTTGCGCCGGTGCGTGAGCGCGGAATGTAGTTCAATCCTTTCGCATGAGATACGACTGACTCACGTAACTGAGCAGAGTCGAGAAACATCTCGTTGATTGCCATATTTGCATAAAAGTTATTTTGAAACGTATTGTAGGCAAGAACGTCAAGAAGAACGTTCATGTTTGAGCCTTCAAAATTGTAGTCTTTAAAGCGGTCCTGACCCTGCAAAAAGGCTTTTAGATTATCTTTGACCTGAGAAAAATCTAATTCAGTAATAGATGTTTGGACTGCCATTATCTTACCCTATCGAGTGTGAGTGTGAGAACTACTGGTTCTTCTCTATTTATTATGTTAAACGTAACTATGATTCCAACATTATTTGAATCAAGCGAAGCGAGTATATCTATTCCAATAAGGCTACAACGTGGTTCATAGTTTTCAATCGTTGTTCGTATTAATTCTTTTGCAACAATGATTGTATCTGCAGAAATATTCTCAAATAGCAACTGTCGAATATCGCACCCTACATCGGGCTGAAATAGCCTTTCTCCACGGTTCGTAAGAATCAAATTACGAATAGATTCTTTTACGGAGTTTTCATCTATCTTACGAGCAAGATCGGCGTTAACAAGACTCTGAGTCATGTCCTTAAAGAAGTCCGAATATGTTTCAGTTCTTCGTGAGAGAGGTGTAATTGCCATGACTCTATATTCCTTTATTCAGTATTTATTGAGCATTGCTTGGAGCCATCGCAGGTCCTGACGGCAATTTTGCCAGTTCCTGTTCTGTAAATCTTGGGTTTGCTCCAGATACATGATCTGATATTGCTGCAGCAATCAATCGAGGATTGCCTCCACCCCAAGTACGAGTGTTGCCTAGATCAATATGAGTAAACTTTGTATTGCTATTTGGATAATGGCCGATGCCACCGATACCTTCTCTACTTGCAAGCTTGACAAGAAACGCTCTTTCTTCTTCAGTCAAATTTGCACCAGATATATCAAGAGCCATGCCTCTCATATGCAGACTGTTCTTTGCAACACCTGTTGTGGTTTTTGAAAGTTCAGCATTCTTTTCTGGTGATCGATACGCGCTATTAATTGTAAGTGGCTTACCAATCGCTTTCGCAATTCGAAATGCAATTACATAAAGCATAGGATGATTATTAATGACGTACGTCCATCCACCTCTACCAGACTTCTGATCAGCGACAGGAGTAGAAGCATGGTTGATTGAAACACTTCCAATACTTACACTCCCACTCGTTGAATTAAATAACTGAGTGAGGAATGCGCGCTCTTCACTGCTTATTACAGGATCTCTTAGCTTGCCGTTTCTTTGCGCTGCTTCTTCAGTAACCAATCGAGGTGTTTCAGGTGCCATTCGCGGTAGGCCGGCTTCAACAGATTTTGCAACTCGTTCATTCGTCATTTGCTTCATGCCAAATTCTGCAAGAGCGAAATTGTTAAACATGCTCTTTAATGAATCAAGTGGTGATTGCATAAAGGATGTAATACTATCTGAGAGTTGGCAGATTACCATAAGCAAATGAGCCATGGCTTCAGGCGTTAATTCTTCAAACTGTCCAGCAAGTTTTGCAATGATTTCTTCGATTTTATCCTTGATCGATTGAATGCTTAGGTCAGATAGGAACTGCTTTACTCTTTCGACTCGCTTCATAAATCTTCCAAAAGCAGCTTGTATTTGAAACGCATATGATTTAATTTGATCAACGAAGTTATTGATCATAGTCATAATTCTTTCTTTGAGCTCATCAACCATTTCTTGAAGCATTAATTTCCACGCGTTCAATCTTGCAATAACACTTGCAAGAGAAAAGTTCTTTAGCTCATTAATTAGTTTTGCGCCTGCAGATAAGAATCCAATAATTTGTGCAAGCTTATTTACAAGACCTGCACAGCTATTACCTGTTGCTCTTTTTGCAAAGTTTGGATCTAAGTAATATTCCATCAAATCGAAGACGGTGATTACTTGCTCAGAAGGAAGAGGCAATAGACTGATTTGATATATGTCGTTATCGCTATAACCTGCCCATTCCACAAATCCCGCAAAATCTCGTGGTGTAAGTGGATCTACATTTTGTCGAGCAGTAATAATAGTATATGTGCTCGGTGCTCTCGATATAAGATTGTTCAGTGACGTCGTCATAAGAGAAATATTATGACGAGACAACGCATCGCTATCATAGGATATGCGCTGGTCGACACTCAGCACTCTTTGAAGAGCTTGCTCGGGAGTAAGTATACGCGGAGAAAATTTTGAACCGATGGAATCAAATGTGTTACAAGACATCTATTTTTCCTTAATTTGAATCGTCGACGTCTGTCGCAGAGATGCCGCCCATTGAATATGTAACAGCTTGTTGTGAATCTACAGCGTGTGCAGGAGGAGCACCAAGCGCACTCTTATTTGCTGATTTTGCTTGCGAAACCGAAACGGATTTTCCAGGCGAGTTGAGGTCGATGGTTGAACCGATTACAACAATCGGCGATCCTCCACCACTTAAGCCAAGACCTTTACCCTGAATGTTCATTTCGTCTGAGCTTAGAATACCAATTTCTTTACTTCCAATATTTAAAGATTCACCGCTCTTAACATGCAATTCGGTAAGACTTTCGATTGAAAGCTTTCCTTCTGCGTAAAGGTCGATCGTATCAACTTTTGCTGTCATTGCGATACGTGTAGTCGATAAGTCAATGCCATTTCCTGCATTTAAATTAATTGCACCACCAGCAAGCAAATTGATGTCTTGGCCAGAAATAAGATCGATACTTGATGCACTATTGATTACGGTCTTACCGCCAGATACACCAATTGTATATCCAGCTTTATACATACCTTCTTTTGCGCCGTCAAATACTTCAATCGAGTTTTCATCAGAGGTAAGAACTACATCACCAGCAGAACTAATCGTAATCGACCCGTCATGTGCGATTGTAATTCTACTTCCAGATTGATGAATAATGTTAATGAACTCGGCGTTTGGCCCACCGCCGATTTCAACATAGCTGCCGCCATATCTTGCCTGCCACATAGTACTTTGCGTAGAGCCAGAGAATGGCACTCCAGGTTCACTCCAGGTGTTGCCAGAGGGCATGACAACATCCTTCTTAGCCATACCAACGGCATTGAGATAAGGCGTTCTCTCGAGGCCCTCTCCGTTCATCTGTGCTGGTAGAGTCGTTCGTCCGTAGTTATTGATAACTTCACTTACGCCAGGTTGAACTGCTGGATTTGCATCTTCTGCTATATTATACGTTGCCATAATCTATCTCCATTACTGCGGCCCAGCACCGCTCGAGCACTGCGCAATTTGAGCTTCATAGGATTCGACCAATGCAGCATTTCCGCCACCATTGATATATTGCTCTTGAATATCTTCACGAGGATTTTCAAAGTAGCGAGTAAAGTAGTTTGCTGCTTCCGTTGCGTTCGTGAACGATCTCTTTGCAAACTTGACTCCTTCAGGATCGCTATTGATTGCGTAACGAACTTGTCCGGTTGGATTTGTTTGCCAATCTGGAACGGCTGCAATGAATGCTTCCTTACGAGATGGGAATGTATATTGGAACAAACCAACACCGCCTCCCCCACCGACTTCAAGTATTCCAGGATTGAACCCAGACTCGCGATGGATATTTACAAGAACGCCAATTGCATGGTTGTGACTTAGTCCACTATTTCTAAGATCTGAATATGCTGAGCACGGGTCGTAAGTAGTGTTCGTAACTGGAGTAGCATCAAAGTCTTGAGTCACACCGGTTACGTCCCTTGGAAGAGAAGTGTATAGACCGCCGCTTATCGATCCAAGAACGAAAGGATGCTGCGCGTCTCTTCCATCCATAAAGAAACCGAAGACGAGTGTTCCTCTTTCTGGCCAATTGAACATTCGATTGAAATTGGCGTTTACAACATACGCCCAAGGTAAATCATCCGTTGTTACGGTATCAAGCGAAGTATCAGTTGGATGATAACCAAAGCATCTCACCTTCAGCCTGCCGTCACCAGCAGCTTCTACCTGTTCAACGATACCGATGAACCAATGTGGATTAAAACCTCTTTCACTTATCATGATAACTTAATACCGCCTCGTGTTAATTTAAGCTGTTGCTTGAAAACATTGCCATCGAAGATAGAATTCACAGATTCAACTAGATACATACCATTTAAACGTTCTTCTTCTTCAGTAGTTTTCTGATATGCGTGTTTGTATAGTGTAATGTTAATGTATGATCCGGCAAAAACATCGTTTCTTCCATACACTGTTATGTTCAAAGTATTCATGTTGTGATTATAGAAATGTGCTAGCTTTTTTGTGTATAGGTCTGAATAGTGAGTATCGGATCTAATTCCTTCGCCGCCTGGAACACCCGGCCCAGACCAATCTCGGAAGATATGGTATTCTTTTTCTCTCGACATATTCTCACGTATGAATAACTTATCATGAACTGGATTTAATTCAGGATCATGATTTCCTTCTTCAGTATAATCGTAAGTCTTTGAATCAATATTCATGGTGAGCAAATTGAATTCATAAACGATTCGACGGTATCCACCTTGAGAAAGTGTATCAATTGTATTCACTCGAGTACCGAAGTTAACATCGAGAATTTCAGTCATCGCAGAGTATTGCGAATCAGCACTAATAGATCCAGCGTAGTTGCGTTTGTAATCAAGGACTGGTCGTTGAATACCACTTCGATCTTCTCCAGACTTTAAAGCTCTGCTTTGCATATACTCGTTCGTTGCAAAGAAGAAAGCATCTCGTGCTTCAAAAAAGCGAAATGTTTGAGAAGGAGTCATTCCGTTATTAAGAGGATTTTCGTCTGAATAAGCATTTCTCACAAACAGATTCATTGCTTCTTCTGTACTATATTTTGGAACAACAATCGTTCTGCGGTTCGTAGTTTTTTCGGCAATTAGGAATTTGAGTTTCTTTCGAAATAACTTTTCAACTGGTCTTTGATAATATTCATCAAACGCGTCAATTGCGTAGTCACTAATCAACTGTGTTCCAGCAATTGAATCTGTGTATGCTCTTTGAAGATATGAATTTTCTGATAGAAACTTGTATGGTGAAGTAAAGTTAAGAGTGTATTGCACAAAGCTTGGATTCTTTTCATCACCATAATTAACATTATCTACAGCGTATACGAAATAGTATTCGGTTCTTTCATTATCGAACCAATCTGCATATGTAACTCGAATAAATTCTTGCCCACGGATTGGGAACTCATTTAGAATATCATACGCTTCAAATATTGTTGCGCTGCCTCGAATAGCGCCGTTATTCATTGATTCAAGAATATTAAAGCTACCAACAAGACCAAGCATATTACGCTCAACATTAAGAGATTTGTTGAGTAGAGTAAACTCTCGTAATTCGTAATGTCCAGCTTGTTTGATATTAGCCATTCAACAAACTCTTCAAATCTTTTTCGACTCGTTGCGCATAGTCGGCATTAATAAGGAATATAGTTCTACGATCTTCATTCAGCTGTGTTTCGTATTCGTATACGCGAACTGGTGTCCAATCACCGACCGTTATATCTCCCAAACGATAGGTGTCATACGATATTTTAATAGTTGTATCAGTATTTTTTGTACAGTAGACTACGTTTGTATCTATCAATGTACTTGACAAAAACGTATCTACATTCAGTGACAATGTATGAGTTACTGTACTGTTTGTGGTGGTTGTAATATTGATCGCTGTGCCATTTCTTGCGTTTGTTGCAGATGTTGCGAGCTTAATGATATTTGAGTTTACACGAATAACATAATATGTGGTACCAGATGTGAGGCCGGCGATTGCTGGGCTTCCAGTATAAATGACTGGATCAGTTGTCTTAAACCCATGTGCAGTTGAAGTAATACGATTTGATGAGACATTTACTTTATTGCCGGCAAAAGAAATAGAATGTGCATACTTCTTGCGAATCGTCGATTCAAACTTTTCATTTGAGAGCGGCCATTGCGTGTATGGGTCGATAATGTTGTTTGCTAGATATATCATCCATACTTTGTTCACATCTCCATAATATAGGCGCGCGATATCTTCCGGACGGTCATCACTTGTTACAGTGTAAGGTAAAAACAAATACGGATCTGCTTGAAGCTTTTCAGCAACCTTTACACGACGAGTAATATCAGTTACGGTCTCGCCGCCGTACTCTATCTTTGGAAAGTAGCGAAAATACTTAGCCATTATGCGTAATCCTCTTGAGTATGAATCTCAGATTCAATGATGGTAACAGCTAAGTTAACCATTGCAGGACGAGAACCAGTTGGACCCTTATTTACAACAACATGACCTTGAGGGGTATAGTCGACTGTTACGTTCGATATCATCGCCGTTTTGAACAATGGAAAGTAATTCTGATCAAGACCAACAAAGAATACATCGACCATATTTGGGTAGTTCAGTAGTGCTCGACTTAACACGTTTGATTGTGTACCTTCTACTCCGCCGTAAGATGGTAGTGAAGCAGATTTGAATCTTTTGACGATATCACGAATCTGTTCTGACTCGGTTTCATTGTTTGGAATTAATGTCCATTCAAATGTGTATTGTTTCAGAGCGATACCGTTAAATACAAGAGCTTGGTGAGGGTTAACTGCGGTGCCGGTTCCTACTGATAAACCTTGTTCAATTTCAGAACCACCGATGGATGTCAAGCCAGCTCGAGCAGCAAAGGTTGCAAATGATGCAAGCCCACTTGCACTTACATTACGAGGATCGAGTACGCTGCCACCAGTGAGCTTACTGATCGCGTCAGTGGCTGCTCCAACTAATCCTTGATCTGAATTCATTGCTGCAGCAACATCGACAACAGCAGCTCCAGTAATTCCAAGTTCGCGACCCATTACGTCTGGGCTTGTTACATCTTGAATAGTCTTTGGCAATGGAAGAGCAATTGAGCCGTTCGACACTGTAGTCGTGCCACCAGCCGGTCTTGCGCTGTAGTTTTTAAAGTTAAAGATCATTGCATGAGAAGTAGCTTCCGAAGGATACCTCAGAAGAGATGAAGCTACATTTGATGTGCTTCTGTTTCTGTTAATAACATCTTGGGCTGGTCTGACGAATGCCATGAAGTATCCTATAAATACGTAGGTAGTTTAAGATATTTATATGGACATTCATGGCGTATTACCAGGGCAGATTCAAACCAAAGAATCCACAAAAATATAAAGGTGATCCGACTAATATCGTATACAGATCTGGTTGGGAACTCAAACTATTCAATTATCTCGATGAACATCCAAACGTAATCAAATGGGGTAGCGAGGAATTAGTTATTCCCTACAAGAGTCCTATCGACGGCCGTTGGCATCGATACTTTCCAGACGTTTATGTAGAACAGATCGGTATAGAAGGAAAAAAGCAAACTATATTGATTGAAGTAAAGCCAAAAAGTCAAACAGTTGCACCGAATCCAGATAATAAGTTAACCGCTAAAGGTAAACCTACTAAACGTTACCTCACTGAGGTTATGACTTACGGGGTAAATCAGGCTAAATGGAAAGCAGCTCAAGAATTTTGTGCAGATCGAGGTTGGAACTTCTTAATCATGACTGAAATAGAACTAGGTATTAAATAGTTTGCAGTTATCGAAGTGCCATCTTTTCATTTGGTTAAGTTTACCAATTTTATTGCAATGTGGACAATTAACGGTTGGCCTGGCTTTAGCGATACTTGAAAGAGATTCTTTATGAGATTCAGTAAAAATCATCCCTGTATGAGCATTTGACATATTTACTCTGTGTCTATCGCTATATTTTCTTCCAATTTTTGCTTCAGACATCTTTTTTCTTTGGTAGTCAGATTTTTTAACGCCTCTAAATCTTTTTGATACTAGTGCTTTCTCTTCACTTGACATTTGTCTTCCAAGTGTATTTGGTGGAGCTCTCCAGACCATATTGTAATATGTCTCATCTAAATCTGCGCGCACTCTTTTTAAAAAACGACTTTCTAATTTTTGAATATAGTTGTAATCTCTATGGTGTATAATTTTTACGCGTAAAAAGTCATTTGGCCTAGTGTTATATTCTCTTCTAAATACTGTGCCACTTCCAATGTAAGAATAACCACGTGATCCGTTATGAATGCCGATATAACGCTTTTTTGTAAGTGTGTCTAGCCAAACATACAAATACGGTTTTGTAGCTATGCTATAAATAGTCATGCTGGAACTCCTAAGTTTCTAGAGTAGGTGGGGATTCTTCCCGGTCTCCCGTGACCTACATCAATATTTATAATTTAAGGGTTCTTATGGCGATTCTATTTGATACAGTCTTAACAAAAGGTATTCGAGCCGGCCAAATGCCAGCACGAACCGAGGCTGCGCGTCAGTGGTATCGTGATACAGCTCAAAGCTATAAGCGTATTGATGAACGTCAGCTAATGAAGGGCGATGCTGAGAGGCTCACAATGAAGCCTCTTGTTGGACAGATGTACATGTATTACTACGACCCGAAGCATAAAGCAACTCTTCCTTATTATGATAGATTCCCATTAGTGTTTCCGTATCGTAAAGTGCCAGGCGGATTCATGGGTCTGAACCTACACTATCTTCCGTATGTATATCGCGCTAAGCTTATGGATGCTCTATACGACGTGGCAAACAACGACAAGTTTGATGAAACGACGAAGCTTAAGTTGAACTACAATATCCTAAACGGATCTTCTAAGTTCAAGTATTTTGCTCCATGTGTGAAACACTACTTAACCGATCACTTACGTAGTCGGTTTCTCTATGTATATCCATCAGAATGGGATATCGCGTTGTTTCTTCCTACGGAAAGATTCCAAGGCGCAACAAAACAAAAAGTCTGGCAAGACTCAAAGAAACTCATAGTGTAAGGTCACCTCGATGGTATTCAACATCAACGATTTTAAAGCGCATGTCAGTAACAGAGGGTTAGCAAAAAACAATCTGTTCTATTGTGCTATTACCATCCCGACTACTTTGAGTAATACGGTGGGCTCTACAATTACGTCAAATGAACTTACATTCTTCTGTAAGTCAGCTCAGATTCCATCGTTCGACTTAACTACTGTTTCATTCCGTCAGCACGGCTACGGCAGAGAATATAAGCGCCCAATGGACTTCAATACTTCTTCTCTACCACTCATCTTCATGGTCGATGCAGAGTTTGGAGTTATGAAGTACTTCCACAAGTGGATGCAATCGATCTTCAACTTTAACACTGGCGCGGTTGCAGCTGAAGATGTATATCGTAAATTGCCAAATGAATTTGAATATCGTGATAACTATGCAGCGCGAATTGAATTATATGTCTTTTCAGCAAACGACGTACAAAAGGTTTACAAATACACATTCGATAAAGCATATCCGGTTTCAATCGGCACTGTTGATATGTCGTGGGAAAATCAAAGTGATGTGATGTCTCTACCAGTTAATTTCGAGTATGATTCACTTACTCTTGAAACTGTTGAGTATGCTTCAATTGCGCCGGATCTTGATCGTCAAAACGGATTGATTTCGTATATTAGCGCGATTAATGGATTCGGCCAAGCAATTCAGCAGATCGACCGCCCACGCAATATTCAAGACCTCATTCTTACTTACACAAACATCAACACCATTTTCGGTGCATTATAATGGAGTTATACTATGGGTTTACCCAAGATTGATTTACCACTTTTTGAACTTGAAGTTCCATCAACTGGAAAGAAAGTCAAATATCGCCCGTTCACAGTAAAAGAAGAAAAGATTCTACTTATTGCACAAGAGTCAAAAGATCCTAAACAGATCTTCCTCGCGATTAAACAAATCTTAACAAACTGCTTACAAAGTACTGACGTTGAAAAATTAGCTATATTCGATTTAGAGTATATCTTACTGAATATTCGAGCTAAGTCGGTGAACAACGAGATTTCATTTAGTATTAAAGATCCAGATACTGAAGAAAAAGTAGATCTTACTATTAACATCGACAACATCCAGATCGTTAAGTTTCCAGATCATAATAAAATCATTAAAGTAAACGATGATATTATGATTGAAATGCGTTACCCATCTATTTCGTATTTAGAGAGCCTCAAAGATGGTCAAAGCGAGAGCGATTCATTAAACAGTATTATGAAGGAATGTATAAATTCTATTTCCGATGGTGACCAGTCATATAAATTGGCCGATTTCAGTGAAGCAGAAGTCGAAGACTTTATTGAATCTCTTAGCTCCGTTATTGTCGCACAAATCAAAAAATTCTTCGACACAATTCCCGTCATGAAATACGAAACAACTTACACTGATAAAACTGGAAAAACCAAAACGTTTGTTGCTCAAGGTGTAGAAACTTTTTTTACCTAACGTTGAGCCATACCAATCTACAAATCTACTATCAAGTAGTGTTTGGATTGGCTCAACACCATAAATACCAAATAAGTGAAATTGAAAACTTAATACCATTTGAACGAGACATTTACTATGATATGCTAATTCGCTTCATCGAATCTAAAAAGGAAAGCTAATGGTCGCCGAGAATACTGTATCAGACTTAATCGAACGCATTAAGCTTGAAGGCCAGCTTACGCGTAACACCGGAACAAATTCAATCAAAGCTTTGATTGAAGTCTCTCGTGATGTTCGTGATAGAATGGATGCTCAATTAGATCTTATCAGCACTAACAATTCTACTATAACAGACTTCCTACAGGACGCTACTCGATCAAGACAATACGGCGGCGGCCCACAGGCAGATGAAGGTGATGGTGGCGATGATTCTGGTGACGGTGGAGGTGGAGGTGATTCAGGCGGAGATGGTCGGCCATTAATGAAGTTAGGATTGTTTTCAACTCTCGCTGCTGCAGCCATCGGTGGAACAATTGGTGTATTCAAAGGATGGATCGACGCGATTAAATTTTTCACTCCAGCAAAAATTCTTGACGCGTTACAGAGTGTGAGCTCATCAATTACGAAAGCACTAACTGGCTTTGCTGATATGGGTAAGAATGTAATTACCTCAGCAAAAACTGCGGTGTTTGGCGCGCTCAGCCCACTTAATCAGTTCAAAGATTTCTTTTTAAAATTGGCTGCTCCGTTTACTCAAGCCGCAAAGACTATTGCAACCCTAGCGAACAGCGTTTTTGGTGTGACTACAAAGGTGACTGATATGTTCGCGTATTTTAAATCGTTTGGCTCCACGATATCTAAAATAAGCGGTGTCGTTGGAAAACTGTTCTTACCACTAACGATTGTTATGACAGCCATTGATACTGTTAAAGGCATTATTGCTGGATATACAGAAGGTGGAATCGTCGGAGCTCTTGAAGGTGCGATCACCGGATTCTTTAACTCTCTTATCTTTGGCCCGCTTGATCTATTAAAAGACCTAGCTTCTTGGGCATTAAGTAAGCTTGGATTCGAGAACGCAGCAGAAACTCTAGACTCATTTAGTTTTAGCGAATTGTTCTCACGGTTCGTCAGTGGTATATTCGATCTAGGCAGTGGAATTATAAGTTCACTTGTTGGATCGTTTGATAACATTTATTCCGAATTTGCTTCCGGCGATATCATGGGTGGTATCGGGACATATTTCACCGAAGCGTTCACTACTCTCGTGACAAAGCCTCTTGACTTAGTAAAAGACTTGGTGTCATGGGCTGCAGATTTATTTGGATTCGAGAATGCTTCAGATTGGCTCGACAGCTTTAGTATTACTGAGTTATTCTATTCTGTTGTTGACTGGATTTCTGCAATTCCTGGTAAGCTTGTTGACGCATTCGAAGATTTTTGGATCAACACGATGGAAAATTTCAAGATAGGCTTCATTAACTTTTCAAACTGGGTAGCATCGATTCCAGATAGAATCTACTTAAGCGCTTTAGAGTATCTAAACAATACTGATATTGGAGACTATCTTGTTAGTGATGATGCTGTTGCAAGAGCTCGAGCAGCTGTTCAGTCAAGACAAAACGACGGTGCAAATAGAATAGCACAAGTTCAGCTTGAAGCAAGAGATCAACGTGCGCAATTAGCGGCTCAGCGTGTACAAGAGGATGCGGCTCGTGCTGGCATACCTTCAGCCGTAGCTGCTCCAGCGATAGTAGATAATAGAACGACTGTTGGACCAACCAATAACGTAACAAATACTACGATCGTTACTACGACAAATGCTGCGAGTGCTCTCTCTTCATATAACCAGTTCCAATTGAACGGTGTTCAATAAAATAGCTGATATAGACCCCATATTATCCTCTTATGAAGAAGGAGCCCGAAGGCTCCTTCTGTTAGACTCAGTCTCCAGCCGCTAGGCTTTTGAAAAAGTCAAGAGTGTCGTCATCTTCATCGAGAGAAGGATTAAACGACGGAGATGGAGCTTCCTCCTGCTTAGGGGCTGCGCGTTCTTTGAACTTCGGAGTGAAGTCCATCTCCTTATCATCGTCCTCGGCGGCGGATTTCATGGGTGCGTGTGCACCGCCATCAAGACCCAGAACCTTATAGAGTTTCGTCTTCAGTTCTGCATAAGACTTGAAGTTTTTAGGATCGACGATCTCTTTCAGAGAATGCTGTTGCTTCCAGACCTCTTCAAGTTGTTCATCGGTAAATGACTCGCCACGAGAGTTTGTCATAGGACCGGCTTCACTGAACTCAGAGCGATCATAGTTGCGATAGCCTTCGTAGTTACGAATCTTCAGTTTGAAGTCGGCACCCTCCCACATGTCGAACGGATTGACCGGAGTCTCGCCTTCATACTGTGGGTTCATTGCTTCCTGAAGCTTCTCCATGATTTTCTTGCCAAACTTGAAAAGGAATACTTTGCCCTCATTTGAGGGATTAGCAGCATCCTTCACAACATAGATGTTGGCATGAAAGTTAGTGCGACGCTTTTGCTTGCGTGCGATTTCTTTATCGGCTTCGTTACCAGAATTCCAGAGTTTAGAATTGTGTTCAGAGACCGGATCATCTTGACCAATCGTGGTCAACGAGTTCTCAATATACCAACCACCAGGACCTTGGAATCCATGGTCATGCATCTTAACAAACGGAACATCCTCACCTTCTGGGGCAGGCAGGAAGCGAATAACAGCGTATCCATTCCCGGCCTTATCGACTTCGGGCTTCCAGTATTTGTCATCGTTGTTGTTTGATTGGCCGCCGACCGTCTTTTGAAGCTGCTGGTTCAGTTTGTCGAACGAAGACGAACGGGCTTTTTTGAGAGCTGCGAATGAGCTAGACATGATAGTATCCTTTGCGATTGTAAGCGATTTTAAGCGGCTTGTTGCGATTTTGAGAATTTGTCGACAAGTATTATTTTCATCTTCTTATCGTAGTTGATGAATGGCCTTACCTTGCCAACAAATCTATTTATACTCGGAGTCATTACGTTTTAGCTCTTTGTACAAATTTATTTGCTGAGAACGTTGAAGGTGTTCAGCGTATTCTATTACCTTATGCATAGGTATGAGTCCATAAGAAACTGCTTGATGAGCTTTTTCTAAACATTCATTTCAAGTCATGTGATCTAACCAAGTATAAATAGAAATGTAGTTCGCGGAATATGTGAGAGTCTTCCCAACTACTCTAGAAACAACAGGAGTTCCAGCATATGACTATTTATCATACACCTTTCACCTATCTCATTGGTTGGAAAAATCACGATCTTTGGTACTATGGTGTTAGATACGCCAAAGGATGCAAACCAGAAGATCTGTGGTTAACCTATTTTACCTCATCGGCTAAGGTATGTCAACTACGAAATGAATTAGGCGAACCTGATGTTGTTGAGGTAAGAAGGGTTTTTACCAATGCAAAGGCTGCAAAGATGTGGGAAGAAAGGGTCCTTCGCCGTTTAGACGTTCTTAATACAACGAGATGGTTAAACGCGAATATTGGTGGCACATTTAATCCGCTGCGTGGAAAAGACCATCCATCGTATGGGACTAAATGGAGTGATGAATTCAGAGCTAAAGTGATGTTAACTAGGGCGTCTAACAACTATTCACACGGCGAATCAACCAGACTTAAGATTTCAGAGTCGTGTAGGGGTTATAACCATTCGCCTGAGGCGATTCAAAAGATCAAAACAGCTAGAAAAACCCAAGAACCTACTTTCGTCGGTAAAACACATTCAGAAGAAGCTAAGAAACGTATGTCTGCCACTAGATTAGCTAATCAGAAGATTGTTATGTGTCCACATTGCGCTAAAACTGGTGCACACAATATCATGGCGAGATGGCATTTCGACAAGTGCAAATCACGCAAACCTCTCTAGTAGAAACTGCTTCATCTTTTTCTTGTCGTAAGAAACGAACGGTCTAACCTTTTCGACCGTTCGTTTGATTTGTGGAAAGATGATGGGATCAGCAATTTTCTTCTCCCAGTAAGAAAAATTATTCACAAGGTCGTCGATGATAACAAGAGTCTCCAAGTTAATTCGACGCATATTATAGAGCTGGAGAAGTCTTGGATGCTGACCATCCTTCACAAGTATGTTTGAGTTGAAGTCGTCATTCAACTCCGAGAGGTCGTTCTTGAACACGTATGACAAGCTTTCTTGTTTACGTGCCCATTCAATGCAGACCTCTTCTGCCTTCTCATTATCAAGAAGGTCTCCGACCCAAAGTGTTGGATCAAAGATCATATTAGCAAGAATGAATTCTTTTGCATCCTTGCGTTTCGAGAGTTTGTAAAATTGAAATTTGTCTTTACGATTCTCGAAAGAAAGTTGAGAGGCCTTCACCTTACCATTGTACTTAAAGTAATCATAATCAGTGGTGAAGTGCCTCTTCAGCGCGAGATAATACATGTAAATCTCAAAAGCATCTCGCGTTGAATATACAGACATTAGATCGGTAACCTCTGTGTTCTTTCTACTAAATTAAGTTTTTCGGCGTCTTCATGTACTCGAGCTTTGATAATCTGGCTCCGGCGTACAATGTCACCAATTACTTCGATTTCAATTCCGTGAACTTCAGCATAATGAACAAGTGCATCGATGTATGTAACATCGTCGTTCACGTATTTGCTGACTTCACGGAGAATGCTTTCCGCTGTCAGTTCTATTTGCATTATCCGTGTAGCACTTTCGTGTTGATCGCCCAATTTTCAGCAGCGTCTTCGACGTAATGAATAGACTTTCCTGGAAAAGTCTCGGTGTAAAATTTATTACCACCGGCATCATAGTAATCAATATAGTAATAAGCGCCGGCTTCGTTCCGCATCACTTCGGCTCGAGCTGCATGGGCATTTTCTTTGAAAAAAGTTGAAATAAGCATGTGTTCTCCTATTTTACCGTAAAGCCCAATCGATAAACTGGGAGATAACCGTTTGAGTTGTCGGGGGCTTCTATATAAGTATATCCCATTTTCATGTAAATGTCAACCATTTGTTGTTCATCACTCCAGATTGGGATAAGTTCATCATAGTCTGGATCTGGAGTATCGCGAAAATGGAGCTCGATCACTTTGTCGTCGATCATTTCAATGTTGACTATTTCGACGTCAGAGAACATAAGTTCATCTTCAATGCGAAATGGCATTTGAAAATTTTCACTACAGCGAGTCCACCGTTTAAATCTAAAGAGAAGATTCACATCTCGTTCGGCTTTGTAGCAAGTCTTTTGCTCATATCCGTATAAGGAATCTGCCTCATACGTAATAGAGTATTGTTCACCATCGAACCATTCACACCAGAAATATCCAGGTTCTACACCAGTGCGATCACCAGCTTCGATCCATTGCTTTCTAGCCCCTACACTCATACCGTCAAGGTTGTATATAGGTCTTACACAGTAGTATCCAGATACCTCTGGAGGGACACCTCCAGGCCCACAGCGATATCCCATATATTCAGCAAGGTGAAGTTTATTAAACCACGTTCTGAGATACGGATATTTTTGCCAAGCCTGGAAGTCTTCCATCGATTACCTCAAAAGAGTTTCAAGTATTTATTTGATACTCGAAACCATTTCTTGAGTTGCTGCAAGTTCTGGGTCAGGAACAAGACCGTACTGAGCAAGAGCGCCTTCAGGGCCGGCCATATCATCACTTACAAAGAATTCAACATATTCTTTAAGACCCGGAATAACACTGAGATGTGCATTCTTTACATAGAAGTAAAGTGGACGGCTGATAGGATAATCACCACTTGCAATCGTCTCCACGCTCGGGAATACACCGCTTACAGTAGTGACTTCTAGTTTATTCGTGTTGTTCTGATAGAAGCTAAGACCAAATACACCAAGTGCCGTTTTATTTGCATCGAGGCGAGCAAGGGTTTCAGTGTAGTCACCATCGATATCAACTGACGCGCCGTCTGTACGAACCTTAACACATGACTTCTTTTGATCATCATCTAGCTTCTCAACACCGAGTGCTTGCTTACATCCTTCTTCCATAACCTTCACATCAAACACTTCACGCGTGCCGTGCTTTGTTCCTGGAATATAAGCAATGATCTCTACTGCTGGTAGAGTAGAATCCACATCGCTCCAAAGCATTGCGGTGCTATCAGCATGCAATGCGGTATAGAGTTGAAGAACTGTTAGATCCTTAATGCCCAATTGGCCGATGTTCGACGCAAACACGATACCGTCGTAGCCAATGCGAACCTCAGTCACTTCACCGATTACTTCTTCGCATTTAGCCCACTCTTCGTCTTTCATTTTTGATGAACTGTTTGCAATGTCAACAGTGTTTTCGCCAACTCCTTCACAGAGTTTCTTACGACCAGCGCCGGATCCACCGCCCTCTACGACTGGCGAAGGAAATTCAAAGTTTTCACCGAATGCTTCTGCTACAATTGTTGCATAAGGAAGAACTGTAGATGATCCAGTTACTTGTACGTTATCTCTTGCATATGCGGTAGATGCTACTACTAAAGCTAATGTAGTACTAATTAAAAATGTCTTCATTCAATTTCTCCACGTCGAGAGGCTTGCGGATTGCTTCCTCACATGATAAATTTATACCATGAATGTAACAATTGGATTACAGCTATATTATTGTTTTGTAAAAGTGGAGCTAACCATGGCTCCACACGGGTCTATTACGTGACCACCCGATACGAATGTAACTTAGAAGCTAAGCGATACACCAACAATGCTGTCAACGTACTCGAAGCTGCTATCGAAGTTATTCTTGATGTAGGCTTCAACGCTTGCTGTGCCAAGGTTAACATTTGGCACATAGGTTGCGCCGAGCACAGCCCCTTCAAAGGTGGTGCTATCAAACTTGATGAAATGATCACCATTGTAGATAGCGATATCGGTCTCTGCCCAAACTGCGAGGCCTTCAATAGGTGCATAACCAAGACGCGGAGTCAAGATAGAAGTAACAACTGAAGTGTCAGTGTTGTACTCGGTGACGAGGTCGGTATTCAAAGCAAGACCATTACCAAAGTCAAGAGCTGATGCTGCAGAAGTCATAGCAACAAGAGCGGCAGTAGCCATCAAAAATTTCATCATTTGTATTCTCCTTAGGATTTGTTTGTGGTGGAGTTATTAACAAAAGCGTATAATGCTGAAGAGCGAGTCACCACGTCGTTCTCACTGTACGCTTTCGGTTGGTTTTCGTCGATGAATTTATTTATCGCATCGACGTTATTGTTTGACGTTCGAAGTGCGTCAAGCTTAGCAAAAAACACATTCTGTTTCATTTGCGTCTCACGGTCAAGCATCTCTTGCGCCATCTTCATGATATCAAGACGAACTTCGTATGGTGTCTTACTTCCCTGCATCTGTGTCACCCACAGCAGCTTTACGCTCAGCGTCGTTGAATGCAGATACGGTGTAAGAATCCATAGTGGCCATACCAGAAGCATAGTCACCTTTCATACGAGAAGTCATTGCAGAAGCTGAACGGAAGGTTTCAGCAGCGTTAGCAGTAGAGAACTGCATTGTGTTGTTATGGTTAAAACCCATAGCAGCACCGGCATGGAATGCATCGATGTTTGCACCAAGGAACATGAAGCCCCAGTTCTTGCCTTCAGACTTTTCGACCATTGCTTTGATGTCGTCGTTACGGAAGGTGCGAGACTGATTCTCTTCACCGTCGGTCAGAACAGTGATAATGACCGACTCGCGATCAGCTTTCTTCTTGTCAGCTAGAAGAAGGTTGATCTTCATCATGACGCCACCCATAGCGTCAAGAAGGTTGGTGTCACCGCTTGGACGATAGCTGGATTTGTCGAGGGGTTGAACCTCAGCCACGTCTTGACGATCAAAGATCGCCCGAACGTCGTAGCCGTTGAACTTGTAGAGAGAGACAAGAGTCTTGATGCCGGTCTTTTCAGCGTCTTCTTTCTGAGCCTTCAGATATTCGTTGTAGCCAGAGATGGTTTGTTCCCAGCAGGACGACATCGAAGAGGACTCGTCAAGGACGAAGATGATGTGCGAGAGATTCGGATTCTTGCCGGCACGCTTCGGTTTGAAAGCTTGGCCAAGATTTGCAGGTTGAGCGATTGCTTGAGTCGCGAATGAACTAGGAATTGCAGAAGTAGTAGGTTGAACGTATCCACCGATGTATGTTGGGATAACGGATTCTTGCGCAGTAATGCGACGTGAATTTGCCATGTAAATGCCTCATGTGTAAATGTGTGTTGTGTGTAAGCGGGCCCGTTCTGTTTCTAGGTGGTGCCCATACCCACAGGATTATGCGGCTAGCGCGTAAGCCTTAGGAGCAAAGTTTTCGTTTGCAGTTATAATTTTCTTGCGTTAACCGAGCTTGCGCCGGGTAGCTCCATCCTGCCTAGTCCGCCTGTCGATCCTATTTCGAGCCCATCAAAGATACACTCGGATAATCCTAATGTGCTGGCAGGATTTTACAGGATAGCCAGCACCCTCTATTGGTATAGCCAAGTGAAACTTGGAACCCAACCGAGTGTATCTATGGTGGACCCGCTGGGTACCGCCCCCAGGTCCAGAACGTGTTCAGTGAACATCATCACTACAAGTCTATTTATATCATATTATTCGCGAATGTCAACTAAATAGTTTAGCCCTTTTCATATCGTCGTTGCTTCTCAAGGTATTCTTCGTGTCTAGGCGTGGATGGAGCTTCTTTTTGTTCTTCCTGTTTCTCCATTCATCACCTCAGATACTTGGGTGTTGATAGATATGTGAAGCTCTTCCTTCCTTAAAGGCAGTACCAACGTAAATTGAGTGTTCTGGAACAGCTCCTCCGGTTGGTACTACAGTAAAGGTTACATCAATTGGCACTACAGGTTTTTCGAGCGTTTCGTACCATACAGTTGGAATACCATCTCGTTCATGTGCAGTAAGAACTTTGAAGGCCCCGGCAGATGTTCGGATAGTTGCACTATCACTGGTGATCTGTACTCTTTGTACGACTCGAGTCATGCCTTACTCCTTAGCGATAAAAGATGTGATTTTCGATTTGAGTAGTCTCTTCAAACGATTTGCGCCACTTCGGTTTTACAGAGTCGGCGTGGTACATAGTTGCACCCATCGTAGGGTCGAATGAAGCACCATACGTATTTATAACTACAGTGGCAACCTGTAAAGCTTGTTCGTACGATTCTTGATTTTGAATTTCGTCTGATTTACCGTCACAATACCAAGAGAACTGACACTGATTGCGCTTAGGCTGACCATCTTTGCCAAGACGAGCTTGCTTAACAACCCCACAGATATCGTCTGGATAGCGATCGTCTGCAGCTCTATTAAGAGTTACATATGCAACTGCTCTTTGACCAAGCTCGGATTCACCTTTTGCTTCGTGGTAGATGTTGAGAGCTAAGCACTCACGTTGTTCATTATAATCTTCAATCGCCGAAGTGTTGAAGTCTGGGTTATACGACGATGCTACTGCATGCGGCAAAAGAGAGATTATGGCTGCAGCCGTGATGGCTGAGCTTACGTTTACTAGAAATTTCACGGGAAATACTACCTCTGTTGTTTCCACTTTGGTAAAAATATTTATTCCATAGAAGTCACTACATCAACATTTAATTCTACAACGAGCAGAATTCTGCTCATTCCTTGTCTTCAATTCCAATGATGTCGAATTTGACCAGAAGAGAAAGAATATTCGCAGAGCCTTGGATGATAAGCCATGGTAGAGCAACAAATGCAATATAGCTGTATGGGCTCATGTATACGAGAGTTGCCATAGTGATATAAATCATGTACACCATCAACATATGCAAGACGTCAAAGTCAGTTGAAAGGGCAGCTTGAGACAAACCGGTAAACAAGCGAACCGCTACAAAATAGAACATTGAAGCAAGTAAAGCAAGAAAGAAGGCAGTTACTTCAATCGCTCCTTCGATTCCATAAGTGGCAGCCAAAGCAGCTGCCACTCCAAGATACTTAATCATCATTTGCTTCAGAAAGGAGATTCGTTGCGGTAGTCGTCATCGGGGTTCGTCGTAATGTGCGACTTACCGCTCGGAGCCGATGCAAGAGCATCGATCTTAGTGTAGAGGTCGACAAAGGCTGCACGAGTATCTTCATCGAAGCGAGAGACGCAGAGGTCGATCGACTTCTTACGATCCTTGAAGATCGCGAAGGTCTGAGCGATGTGGCACAGTCGACGAGTGGAGATGATCTCGTCAATGCCACCTTCATCAAAGGTCTTGCGAATGGCAGCCGACCATTTCGTCAGGTTCTCAGCAAAGTCTTCGTCGACTTGGCCAAAGAGCTCCATGTGCTTGACGACGATCTTCTTCTCGACCTGAGCCGTCGGGTAGGGTTGCTCCATCGTGATGGTGAAGCGCTCAAGGAAAGCTTCGTCGATGATCGTAGCGGCGATGAAGCGGCCATCCTCGGAACCTTTACCTTTGGTGTTCGAGGTGGCGATGATGTTGAAGCCAGCAGCCGGAGTCACAAGCTCACCAGTCTTCTTGATGAGAACAGGCTTACCTTCGAGAACACCCTGAAGAGCCATCAGCTTGTTCGAACCACGGTCGATCTCGTCGACCAGCAGCATTGCGCCAGCTTCCATCGCTTTGATGACCGGACCTTTCGAGAAGATGGTCTCACCATTCACAAGGCGGAAGCCACCGATCAAGTCATCTTCGTCAGTCTCAGGAGTGATCTGAACCCGGATGTATTCGCGACCAGCTTCAGCGCAAGCCTGTTCGACCATCATAGTCTTGCCGTTACCCGACAAGCCGGTAAGATAAACAGGGTAGAACATGCGGGACTCAATGATGGTCGAGATGTCTTTGAAGTGACCCCACTTGACGTAGGTTTTCACGCGCTTGGGGATGTAGGTGCCTTCTTCCGAGAGGACGATCGTCGGCTGGGCGGTGGCAGTAGTGTTCAACGGAATAACTTTCGCAGAGAAGTCGACCACTCCGCGCTTAACAGCAGGAACAGACTTGATCGCTTCCCAGACGGTTTTCGGACGAAAGCCATTTGCCTTTCCGAAGTCAAGAAGTTCTTTACGAGAGTAGGTTTCTTTACCGCCTTTAGCCGAGCGGATCGAGTCGATGAAAGTTTGGGCGTCAGACATAAGAGTCTCCATGATTTAGCCATTCACTTATTCTATATAAGTCAGTTAAGGGGAAATGTCAACCCCTTAACTGATAATTTGTGCAAAATTTGCAGCGATCATTCGATCTTGCTTACGCTTGAAAGCCTTGTTAGTAAAGGCCGAAGCAATGTTACGAGTATCAGAATCAAGATCTTCGTCTTCATCTTCTTCGTCCTTAGTCGAAGAAGTGTTACCAAGAACAGTGAAGATCTGACGGTCATATCCATCACGGTTATCCACCGCAATGCAACCATTCTTGTTAACCGTAGCAATAGCATCGGCTAGTTCTTGGCCATCAATGCCGAGGTAGCGCTTCAGCCCCGAAGTGCCGATCAGGTGGTAGTTCATAGTGCGAACACCCATAGCACGTAGGCCATTCAGGATGCAAGGAGTAGTCTTGCCATAGCCATAGCTGACTTCGATCTTCTGGCCAAGGATCTCAATCACTCGCTTCCTGTAACCAGACTTATTGCCACCCAAATCGATGCCGTTTTCAATAAACAAGCCTTCGCCTGCGCCATCAGTCAACGTGATGAAGTTCATCTTTTGGACCTGATGTTTAGCCTTGAAGTCGGCGATGTGGTGGAACATGGCCAAGATCGAAGTGTCGAGAGGAGTGCCACCCATTTCTTCAAGTGCACCCTTCCATTGGCGACGGCCATTACCAGTCTGAGCAAAGAGAGCTTTGAAAGCTTCTTCATAGACCTTCTTCGGCATTGACGAGTCGATCAGCTTGAAGAGGTGAGTGTTGCTCATGCCGACAGAGGTCAGATGATGCTTAGCAGCACGAACACGAACACCGAAGTCCGGACCAACACCGTAGGGGTTGGTGAAGCCATAGACTTCAAACGGAATGTTCACACGCTTACAGAAGGTGGCAAGGATGAGAACCTGCTTGATCACTTTTGGCAGGACAGTATCCATCGAGCAAGAGTAATCAATCAGCATCATCATACCGTGCGACTTGTCGTCGTCGAGATGAGTCACTTGTTTAAAGAGGTTGTCTTCGAACTTATACTTGTGAAGCACGTTGACGTCAAGCGAACCTTTAGTCGATGTCCGTGCCCGAGCGAAGCGACGAGCAGTCTTACGCATCTCGAACTCTTTTACCATCACGGTAACAGAGTCTTTGATATCAGAAAGAAAGCGAATATACTTTCTAGTAGGGAAGTCAGCCGAGTCGACTTTCTTCCAGCGACCTTTCTTCACAGCTTCGTAGGGAGAAGTGACAGCATTAGCCAATGCTTTGCTCGGCCCTTTGGCATAGAGAGTCGACCCACCGGCATTGATCGAGTCAACAAGCGAGCGAGCAATGGCTGAACGGAAGAGAGAGTCGGTCTCGACAACATCAGGGTTATCTTCAGTCGTGATGGTGATGGGAGCATCACCGTCTTCAGTCGACTTGTCTTCTTCGTTGAAGCTGTCGATGTCGACTTCAATCTCGACTTCGCCGCTGAGAATAGCTTCTTTCAGCTCTTCCGACATCGGCTCGGCTTCACCACCACCTTTGCCTTTCGTGATGATGATCTTTTCAGGGATCGGCTGAGGCATCTTGATGCCGGCTTCTTTAGCAGCTTTCTCAGCTTCTTCCTGAGCCTTGCGAGCAGCTTCGAGTTCTTCTTTCATGAACGCATAGAGTTCACTGCAGGAAGCCATAACATCTTCCCATGTTTCAACTGCCATGGCACGGTCAACGTAGGGTTGCTCTTTGCTGGAGAACCTGACGTTGACAAGGCCGCGGCTTTTCGCGAAGATGTTCAGACGGTTCATGAAAGAAAGACCGTTGACGTCTTCTTCTTTGATACCGAAGAAGTCGCGATCAAGAAGATCTTGATAGCCACGCATGAAAGAACCGAGAAGACCCGGAAACTCGCGAAGCACAAGCTTCTCGATGCGGATGTCTTCAACGATGTTGATGTACGAGCGAGGGCAACCAGGAATTTGAGCAGTCGACTCGTGCCAACCTTCAGCCGGAGTGTGAAGGGCATGGCCAATTTCGTGGCCGACGAGCAGATCGTAGAGGTCGTTCCCGACGTCTTTCCAATAAGGAAGACCAAGGATACGGCGTTCAACGTCAAAGAAAGCGGTGTGATGGTTAGTCTGTTCAACAGTGATGTTCTCACGAGCGAGAAGACGAGCGAGGATAGACTTTTTTGCAAGTGCGGTCATGTCGGATTCCTTTCCTGAGACCAGTCTATACTATACACAAGTGAATGTCAACAAAAAAGTGCAGGTTATTTCACCTGCACGTAAGGTTTGCACCAGTCTCCTACAGAGAGCGAGAAGTAGTAGGCGGTATGAAAGTAGTCGACCATCGAGTCTGAGTGATCGAACCAGTCTTGACTCTTGATGATGTCGAGCATTTTCGAGAACAGAGGTTCAAACTTACCCGACATGTAGAGGTGGTACTGGTTCACTTGATGATGACCGTTGGTAGCGATCTCAGAGAAGTCGACCGGACCTTTCAGGATGTTAACGTCGACACTGGTGTGATGGCTCTTGCGTACCGAGAACTTGAAACCTGGAAACTCAGCTTTGAGACGATCGCGAATGTTCTTCACTTCTTCAGTCGAGATGTAGGCCATGATGGCACCTTTCTGTTGTTTACTATATAGATATAAACACTCACTTGCTAAATGTCAATAGCTAATCACACAAGTCCGTCGTATTTACCCATAGCGACCCAACCAAAATTGTCGCAGAAGTAGCAGACACCATCCTTCACAGCGATATCACCGACAGAAGTACTCGACCCCGGGCGAACGCGAGTCACGAGATGATCGTTCCAGAGGTTCGTCGACTCGAAGGCTTGATCAAGATTATCAGTGTCGACTTCGTACACCTTCGAGAAGAACGGTACATACTCAGCTTTCCATCTATTAAAGCCAATCATCAGCGAAGTCTTTGCGTGCACGGCAGGAACTGCGCCGAACCCTTCAGCATTGGCTCGAGCGACGTCAGAGCCGTTCAGTAGAATTTGATAGATTGCGATCATGAGAAGCTCCTTTGCTTACTATTCAGATATAAGCACTCGCATTACAAATGTCAATACCTTTCGATCAAAATTTGTACAATTTTTTGAATATCTTCCAGCGTACCAGACTCGATGAGCTTCACCATCTCGGCTTTCTGTTTTTGACGGTAGATGTCCATGAAGTACTTCTTTGCTTCCATCATACTTACGCCGAACTGTTCGCGATACTGACGAACATCTTCGGCGCTGAAGCCATACTCATTTTTCACTTCACTGTAAACCATTCCGGCACCTCACGATTTGTCCAAGCCATCTTGAAACGTTCTTGTTTGGTTTGGTAGAACTCACGGTACGAACGAACAGGATCATTCGGATACATGCATTCAGGGTTCGACTTCATGGCAAGAGGCTGTTGAGTGAGAGGACCAACCTCGATGTTACGAGGAAGCTGCTTCAGCTTCTCACGAAGAAGAGTATCAGTCGCATGCACCTTGCCATAGCGATAAGTGTATTCGTCACACAGAGCAGCAAAGTGAACCCAGTGCCAAGTGTAGTTGTTGTTTGACACCATCGTCCAGACTGTACACGGGTGGCCGACATGTACCGCTTTGTACAGCACATCTTCGCGATCATCTGGAAGAGTCCAGTGCTTCGACATAGTCTTGCCAGATTTAGAAGGTGCTCGCTTGAGTTTACCGTCGAGCATGCGATGCGCAGTTGATAGCATCTGAGCTGACTCGACGATCATTTTTACTACATGTGCATTACATTGTAGTTGTGCTGCTTCAACTGGATCTTTCGAAAGTACGAAGATATTCATCAAGTTCATCCCAAAGTTTAGGGTCGTTGACCCCGTGTTCTTCATCTATGAAGACTATATCATAGCCTTGTTCGATTGTACATACCATTTTTGATATATTTAGATCTAGGTTTTGCTTCCACGTCCAGTCGCTCTTGATTTCAACGATCAGATCGAGTTCAACAATGTAGAAGTCAGGGTAGTAGTGCCTTGACGTTCCTTCATGGGTGTATTCTATTCTAGACGGAACTTCTAAGGTGTACCCGCATTGTTCAGCAAAATCAACAAAAAGTTTTTCATAAGCAGACCTACACACAAATCCCTTGTATCTTTCTGCAACGGAATGTTTAGTTAAATATCCGTTTGAAACACCATATCGTTCAACCATTGTATCACGGCGCTTATCTATTAAGCTTTGCGGTTGAGTTCGCCCAGTCCAATATGAGGTCGGTGCTATGTGATTAGATCTACACTTAGGTGAGCAATACTCGCGGTATCCTTCACCGAGATTACGAAACTTTTTAGCGGCACCACATTTGCATATCTGGCTAACCTCTTTTATGTATATATCGTAGTATTCTTTCTTTGAAATATTATGATTTCTAATGTGTTTGGCCAACCCATTCACATTATTGAATTCCTTTTTGCAAATATTACAAATAGCCATGCTAATCTCCTTCATGACTATTTATACAATTATGTATTTACAATGTGTTTGTCGAGGATGAAGAGGTTCATATTATTTCCAGTACGTTTGACCGACGCCGAGAAGGCCTAGCTGTACAGATTTAATATGATAGCAGACATATGTCAACCGTTTTTTGCATGTGCAAGAAAAACCCTCATCATGCATGACAACCTCGCAGCCACGAAATGGCCAAGCTGTGCCAACAAGATGAGAGCCTTGAGTTAAGATTTTGTTATGCTGAAAGTATGTCATGATAAGGCATAGACCATCATAAAGACTAGCACACCAAAACTAGCACCTAAAAAGATGCTGGCGATGAGTCCCCAGATAATTGCGTTGAGCAGGTCATCATCACTTAGTCGCATGGTAGTACGCGATCAGTTGTTTGTCTGCAGCCGTCAACTTCGAAAGCTCGCTCTTGTCTTTCAAGCGAGTCAGACGATCTGACAACGAGGCAAGAGCATTGCTGATCGTGTCGTTCTTGTGAGTAGCGGCCATGGCCGACATACCGTGCGAAAGTTCGAAGATGGTGCGTTCAAAAGTCATATCGTTCTCCTTAGAGGTCAGCCATGGTCATGATACGGTCAAGACGAAGTTCGAGGTTCTTGACCTTCATATTTGCAACATCTTTCTCGACGATAGTCGAGGCTTTCATCAGGTCTTCTTTGGCTTTGATGAGGAGGTCGGTGAGGATCGTGACGATGTCAGACATGTTCTACTCCATTGCTTACTAGTTAGATATAGTACTTGGCAACGGAAATGTCAACCGGTAAAATGCACTTTTTGCAAATTATTTTCTTGTTGACAACTTTGGCAGGTTGTGTATAATACCTTTAAGGTCTTCAGAATACTTTGATATTAGATTCCATTAATCTGCTGATACTTCTTCCGTAGATCCATAAACTGTGGTAGCCAGTTCAGTGGCTGTTCTACAAAGATCTGTGGTTGTTCATCATCAACCATAACGAGAGTAACAATCTGTTTGATTGGAATACCAGTCAGCTCGTAGAACGCTGCAGCATAGAATGACTCTTGCATGAAGTAACCATTCGTATAAATAGTACTGATCGCGGAGGTACCAGCTCCCATCAGCTCTAGAAAACAAAAGGAATTCCCAGCATGGCTATTTATTACACATACCTTATAGGTTGGTCGAAACTCAATAGATGGTATTATGGCGTTAGATATGCTAAAGATGCTCATCCAAATGAACTGTGGATGAGATATTTTACATCTTCTAAGGTTGTTAAGAAGTTTGTAGAGATCAATGGTGAACCAGACGTAATTGAAATTCGTAAAACCTTTGATTCGCCATCTAAAGCTCGTTTATGGGAATCTAGAGTTCTCACTAGAATGAGAGTTTCTAGTGATAACAGATTTCTTAATATAACTACTAATGCTGCTCCAGTATCTCCTTCAGAATTACCTAAGGAAGTAGAAGATCTTAGACGATCAAAAATATCATCTTCGCATAAGATCGGAAATATACAATATCGATCACAAAAAGAATCATACCCAGATTCTGCTAAGTCAATTATTTCCCAAAAGACTAAAGATAGATGGGCCAAAACCGACAAAACCATTCTATCTGAAAAGATGAAACAGGGGTGGAAGAACATGACCCAAGAATCTGAAGAAATGAGAAAAGAATCTTGGAAGAAAGCGTACCACGCTAAACCATTGTTAGAGTGTCCACATTGCGGCAAAACTGGCAAAAACCGAAGCGCAATGAGTAGATGGCATTTCACAAACTGTTCATATACCCTTTAATTCGAAGTATTTTCTACGCAAAGATATAAACTTTGGAAGCCATTCATATGTGTTAACAGTGAACACTTGCGGCAAATCATCGTCGACCATTACAAGAATTACGCCTTGTTTAATTGGGATTCCGGTTCTTTCATAAAAAGCTGCGGCGTAAAATGCTGTTTGTAGAAAATATCCTTCAATCCACTCAGCCTTCTTTGGCTTACGAGATGTCTTAAAGTCAATGATGGATAGTTGACCATCAAACTCTGCAATCAAGTCGACTCGACCAGCAGTCTTGATCTTCCTTGAATACAACGGTGCTTCCTGAAAGTAGATGTTATCGACTCGAGCATCGAGCACTGGCTTGAGTGTGTTGAAAGTCATTACATTGATCGGCATGCGACCTTTGCCATAGTCGACTTCATTGTTCAGATAATTTTCAGCAATGAGGTGGACATCAGATCCACGATTCGCAGCCTGAACACTGATGCGCTTTGCTTCCTCTTCACCAACACGAGCTTTCCATGCTTCGAGTCCAGACTTGTCCTGCACGCTGAGCACAGTTGTAACTGAAGGAAACTTCTCGCCGGTTGGAGGAAAATAGAAACGCCCGGTTGGAGTAGTATCACAACCGAGCTGATCGAGTACAATTCCATGATTGACATGGTTAAACATTGGATTGGTTCTTTCGATATTTGGAAACAAGGAACTCAAGCGTATCTGGAATATGCTTGAAGAATCGTAGTCCTTCTTTTCCATTCATTGCAAATGCTTCTTCACGAGTGACTTTTCGCCACTCATCAAATGTTTTGGTCTGGCAATCAATACTTATATGATCGTCCATGATGGTTACATCGTAAGTAAAGCCAGTGAGCACGATGGGCTTCTGAGTCGTCTTACGAGTGATGTTAGCATATCCATCAATTACAAAATCGCCATACACCCAAGCGTCATCATGCACCTTCGAGTGGCCTAAGATTTCAATCTTTCCGAATACTTGAGAATTTCCATACACTGATGAAATACCATCAATAATAGCTTCATCATACACTAACGCGTTTTGAAAGACGTTTGTTTGACCAGTGACAAGAGCATCATCTGATATCTTTGCGTTGCCATATACGTTCGCTTGATCTTTTACTTTTGCGTTTCGGTCGACTTGTGCTTTATCGTATACAAGTGCGCTGTCATATATCCAGCAATCGCCTTCATGTGAAAGGTTAGCTTCGCTTTCAACAAACCCACCGATATCACCAGCACTCACATCTGCAAAGTCTCGAAGTGCTTGAACAGCGTATAACCTCTTTTGACCAACTCGAATATCGATATCTCGATTCAGCTTGTACTTAGGTTGAAGCATCATCTACTTTAATTTCATTGAACGTTAATTCAAACGTTGGAAGTTTCACTTTGTTCATATCGGGCAAATCTTTCGAGTAGGATACAGACACATGTGGTTTATATTCAGGCCATGCATCTTTCATGTCATAGGTATCTTCATAGTATTTTCTGAGTCTCGATATCGCTAGTGACTCTACCTTCAATACCGGTATGTCATTATTAGCTCCAAGCATCATAATGTCAACTACTTTTGCGCTGTTCGGAGGCGCAATTGTGTGTTTACGATTCGGTATATCATGCTTTGAAGTAGTGAAGAAGATCGTTGTATGAAAGTCGAAGTCTTCTTCGCCCTGCTTCGTACCATCATACTTTGTGGTCAGATCAAAGCCGTTTTCTTTTGCCCACTTTCGAAGCTTACGTTGAGTTGCTTCATCATACTGTACAGCAACGTATTTTTCTACCGGAGCCTTTTCCATAAAATCTCTAAAACTAATCATATTGTTATCCTATGAATACGGATGATGCACCACTTGTTATGCTACCAGCATCACAACCATCACCAACTTTTGCTGCTGATATTCCACCAATCTTTACACTTGACGTTGCACCGTTTATAAACTCTACATGCGGTACACAGTCATCGCCAACTAACACTGTATGCGATACTGTAGGGTCGCCTTGGCATGCCACAAGCTGACCCTCTACAAACACCGTCGATTGTGATGGTGTATTCAGCGTAGTCGACCCGGTACAGGCATGTCCAGTCGAAACAGAATCAGTTTTACGAGCGATCGCTGGCATCTTCTTTCTTTCTTATGATGGCCATGTTACCCATGATTTCCCATTCAAGAAGAGTTTGATCGTCCCAGCCCATTTGTTTCATGAGGGTAGCATTAAACTCTATGTAGGGCTCGCCATATTCATCTTCTTTTACTGTCGATACACCGATGATGTCTGCCATATTTATAACCCCAATCTATCGCGTTCGATGATATAAGACTTGACTAATTTTGATCGAACAATGTCTTCTACTTGGAAGTCGACGAATTCAAACTCTTTCATTCGTTCAATGATTCTCATAAAGTCACGAAGGCCTGATAGTTCTTTCTTACGCTCAGACGTAAGGTCGTCTTGCTTCACGTCACCGCAAAAGATGATTCTGCAATTTTCACCAACACGAGTCATGACTGTATGTAGTTCACCATCACCCATGTTTTGGACTTCGTCGACGAGAAGAATGCAATCGTCAAATGTCTCTCCGCGAAGATACGACGTCGTAATAAACTCTACGTAACCTTTACCCTTAAGTACTTCATACGCATCGCCTCTACCAATCAGCTTTGTCGCAATCGGCACATACGGAGCTTCAAAGACTTTCGCTTTGTCTTTCAATGATCCAGGTAAAAATCCTTGATCACGAGTTGATACTGTCGAACGAACAATGTAGACTTTTTTGTACGGCGAGTTTGCTTTCAATACTTCTTTGAGAGCAAAATGCAATCCAAGAAATGTTTTGCCGGTACCAGCGATACCGTGAAGCATCATATTGTATCCATCATCCCAACGATCAAACGCAAGTCTTTGATTCTCTGTCATTGGTGATATATCAGACTTCATAGCAAACATCTTTGCTTCGCCTGATTCAACTGTTCCATCTTGCTTTAAGATTCTTTTTTGCCGCTTTGTTAGTCTTTGTTGTTGTAGAGGCATTATTGGTCCTTGTATTAAAGTGTATCAATCGTAGAATACTTGTGCGCGGACTTAGCTTTGATAAGGACGTCGTTGAAGCTCTTGTCTATTTTGCGCACACCTAAGCGCACCGGGTCAGCAAAACCTGGAGTTGCTAGATTCTGTTTGATATGAGGATTGTTTGTAAGAAAATCATATCTTTCAGAGAGAGACATGATTTCGGTGAAAACTTCTTCAGTTTCAGTGTTTGTAAAGGTGTAGGTTGGCATAATAACTCCGATAAAAGAAAAGGGTCCCATGATAGGGACCCATTCACTACCACGATAGTATTTATTCAATACTCAGGTGATAAGTTCATAGATATGACGCCAATTTTGCACACGAGTGATATCGGCGTGGTGGTGACCTTTGTTGTGACCGTGATCGATCAGAAATGGAGTAAGACCGGCATTCAGCCCAGCAACTGCGTTTTCAAACTTATCTTCAACCCAGATACAACCACTATCTTTGTACTCAGCAAGAGCTTCGTCTTTATCAGCGCCGGTATCAAGACACAAGATTTTTTCAAAAGCAGTCTCTCCGAACAACCGATGAATATTGCGTTTACGCAATTCACCAGCATATGGATCTTCACTGAGAGAAGTAATGCAATGGAACACATATCCATGTTCTTCGTGCAGTTTACGAACATACTTAATCGCATCTCTGAAAGGTGGAAGATATTCGATTCGAGCACTCTCATTGAAGTGTCGAGCGAGAGCTTTCGCTTTTTCCTTTGGGATATTAAACGACTTTTCGATTTGGTACTCGTCGTTTTGTACGATGGGATATCCGTGGAACTTCATCCATCCCGCAAAGGAATAGAACCAGTCAAGTAGAACCCCGTCAGCGTCGACAACGATAAGTTTTTCACTCAGTTTCATGCTAAAGCCTTTCTTTACATGACCAATATAATCACTTGCAGAAGAATGTCAATGGCTATTATCACTATCAAAGAAACTATTTTTTCGGAGTGATTTTTGTTCGCGCTGTTGCTTCACGAATTCTTTTTTCGGATTATAGCGTTTACCATCTTTTTTAACATCGTCAGACGATCCCCATTCGTCGTCTTGCCAATCTTTAAACTTCTTCTGCTTTTTCGCCATTTTTTGGCTTTCGTCCTCTTTTAGGTTGTTAAGCAATTACTGGTAGATTAAGACCAAGGCCTTCGTTGATTACGTCTGCGGTGAGTCCTTTTGGTGGTGTTTGTAGAAGAACGCGTTCCATAAGCTTAGCATCTTCTTTATCAATACTTTCAAGTAACTCAATGAAGAGGAACTCTCTTCTGTACTGGTTAAGCCTGTCGCCGTCATATCCTTTGATGAAGTACCGAAGTTTACGAGTTTGACGATATAACATGCCTTGCGACTCAACATGTGGTGAAGGCTTGTAAGGTGGAACACTATCAGATGGAATATTCCATTTGAAGTTTTCCTTGTCAAACATTACCGTCATAAGAGTACGAAGAGACTGACTATTGTTTCTTTTCAGAAAGTCGACCTTCTCTTCTCGTGTCGGTAATGTTGCAGTTTTGTTCACGATCTCAGATAATGAAAGTGTTGCCAATATGGTTCTCCTTTGAGCTCACTCAGAACTCATTCAAGGACTCCGTGAGCAGTTTAAGACGATTTTTGATAAAGTAGTTGAGAAGCTGCGAACGATCTTTCGTGTTTTCTTTATTGTACTCATCAAGAATGCGCTCTTTAAGATGAGTGGGAACTTGAGAAAGATCAATAAGTGATTGATTACGAGCATAGTTTCGCTTAACTTCTGAACTCATTTTATTTATATCAATCCATTCTTCCAACCGCTTCTTCGTAACCGGCTTCTGACGGATGTTCATGACAAAGGAATTGTCGACTGAGAGGATGTTCGGAATACCGTCCCCAGCATCACCTTTTACAATATGCTCATAAAGGTACTGCTCAGGATTTGAATGTGTAACCCACTTCTTCATCACCGGGTTATACTGCTTCACATTTGCATACTTGTGAAGTTGGATGTAGTCCTTATCACCAGATAGGATAAGAAACTTCTCGCCAGTATTTAGCTCACGACCTTCTTGGTGGATGATAGTGCCAATGATGTCGTCGGCTTCACATGCGTCAATTTGAATTACTTTGTACGGAAAGATCGTCTTGAGCTCTTCACGAATCTTGTTCAGAGCATTGAAGATAGCAGTCCAGTCAAGTTCAGACTCTTCACGATTCTTACGACGAGATGCTTTGTAGTAGGGAAACTGCGTCCGCCGCCAGTAGTTTTTGTCGTCGGCACAGATGATGAGTTCGCCGAATTCATCTTTGAACTTCATACGATTAAAGCGAATTGAGTTGAGAACCATGTGACGAATCATGTTCTCATCTACTTCTGCGTTGTGGTGATTGCCAATCTGCATCATAAGATTGGCAATCATTACCTGATTGAGGTCGACCAAGATGGCCATTGTATTTACTCCTATTCTAGACTATAAAATTATATATCAACTGCGGAGAATGTCAACGGTAAACTTTCAAAATAATTGTTTCCTCGTTGAGTCGACCATTTGCTTGTGCTGACTTTGTCTTCAGATCAAGGAAGATCTTTAGAGCCCGCGCCTTCGTTGCAGCGCCAATATCTTTCAGCACTTCTTCAGGCTTACGCAAAGTCTTTTTCAAACAGGACTCTTCTCTCAAATTTGTGATCGTCGTACCCTTCACCGAGAAGCCATCCACAGAGGCTGCTACGAGCTGCACCAATTGGCGATACTTAGTATTAAAGAGGTATACCTCAGACGCTCCTACAAGAGCTGCAGGATCAACTGAAGTCAGTTTATATTCAGCACTCTCTTTTTGATATTTTACTTTCACAACAAGCTTTTCAACCGGCACTTTCTTCTTTGCGCGTGGCTTGCGCACTGCTTGCACCTTCGCCGCAGTGGCAGCATTGATAAACTTTTGACAGTCGTCGACGATGTTCTTAATGAAAGACAAATAATCTTTCTTATCTTTTGCTGTCTTTAGGTGCTTGTAGCCTTCAACCAGATCAGGAGTCTTTTGAGTAACAAGCTCTTCGATTTCGTCGTACAGCGGCTTGTAATAATCATACACCTTTTGTGCGAGTGGCTTAGGTGCGTTGATCTTCTTCAGTTCGTTGTATACCGAATAGTTTTCACCATCAAGCCAGACCTTTGGATCATGATAAAGATCGATCACATGTTCAACTTCAGCGATAAAGTCACTTGTCTTTTCGGATAGAATGTCTGCAGCAGTTTTTACGATTGTAGTTTTCGCTGAGTCATTCATAGCGCGATTCTTGCGGCCGGCATCGATAGCTTCTTGCAGCTTACCATTCAACCAAGCCATCCGCTTTTCGCTAAAGCGGGCACCCGCCGAAAGCATCTTGCATAGACCGCCAATTGCAGTATTCACTCGCCACTCTTCTGCTGCTTTAAAGTCGACTAGATCTTGTGTGCGGTTCTTCTTGATCCAAGCTTCCGCCCACTTGTAAGCATCTTTGTAATCGTAGAAGTAGTTGTAATGCTTT